GATTCGTTTTTCTCCTTTGGCGGATCTTCTGGCAGAGGCATCCAATGTGTAACATGGTTTAAATACCAACATTCCTTTGCATCGCACCACTGGTTGTCATCATCAAGATAACCTTCGCGCTGTCCGCATTCTTCGTCATAAACCCAAACGACATCACTACAAGCCCACTTCTTATCTTCTTTAGGTGGTAAGGAGGTTTTTACGGAGATCCAATCTTCTGTTTTCATTTCGAATACCTCATAATATTTAATTTTCAAAAAAATGACCTGTACCGGAATTGAACCGATGTTTCCGCCGTGAAAGGGCAGCGTCTTCACCTCTTGACTAACAGGCCATAACACGCGGCAAGCAAGATTCGAACTCGCGGATGTGTTACCATCAATGGATTTCAAGTCCACCGCTTTAAACCACTCAGCCATTGCCGCATATAACAAGCCTTTTCACATCATGCTCAGGATGATCCTTGACAATTGCGTAACTCTGTGGTACACTGTCAGCCGATTCGATACCTTCTTCTCATGCCTTCGGTGACTATCAAAAAGTGTCAATAGACGCAGGAAGGAGGTGCGTTCCCTGTGAACAGTCGAATCTTTGGCGCTCTTAGTGTCGCTGGTTCTGTTTGCAGCATCATCGGCTTAGTTTTGATGGTGCTGCAGATGTGCCACGGCGCTATTTAACGCCAACAGCTCAGTGGTTATGGCCGCTGGGCTGTTTTTGTTGTCAAGAAATTGGTGCAAACGGTAGGATTCGAACCTACAAGACGAGATATTTTCTCGTCCATCTGTTTATTAAAGCGCGCTCAGATGCCCAGTCCTGTTCGGCTGCGTTTGCATATAAAAGAGGATTATTCATCCCCATTCCTTCAAACAGTTTGCAAACATGCAAATAACAATAGAAATAGTAAACCCGGATATAATCCACGCAAATATTTTTCCGCCAGGGTCGATCTGTAGTTCAGAACAAATTTTCCAGCACATCCAAAAAACAAAACAAACGCAACAACCTGCAATCAGAAATTCATTCATCTGCACATTCTCCTAATAAATCTCGATACAGATGGATTCGAGTTTCAGCAAGAGCTTTTTCAATCTCGTCTTTGATTCTCTGCTGTCCCGACCGCTTCAGCCATTTATCTTTGAATGCTTTCACATCGGCTCGATATGTATTTTCACCTGTATCCGCGCAAGTGTACCAGTCATAACTGTGAAGCAAACAGAACACATCAAACACGAGCTCACTCAATTCTTTGTCTTCCAGCGGGTCTGCTTTTCGTGCCTGCATTGCAGAGATTTTATGTTCTTCGCGATTCAAGCCATAATCAACGTTCAATCCCCAGCCGAAAATATCGCCAGCCAATGTATCGTTTGTATAGTTCCACGTTCTGCCACTCATTGACTTGCCGCCTCCCACCAGATTTCATTTTCAGGAACGGTTTTATCCTGAACAGGTGAATAATTCATCCAGTCAAATGAGATCATTGATTCTGCTTTGTCTTGTCGGAGCCGCTTCGTAACTTTATTCCGTTTCCAGTTTGAACGCAGCTTCTCATCTACTTCACTGTAGGTCTTTGGATTGATTTTCATCTGATTAACGTCTGTGACGATACCAGCTTTGATCATATCGAACAGCCCTACCGCTTTATAAAATTCTGTCGAACAGGAACTTTTTGCATAGTCATCTGGTTTGAATTTCACAACGTTCATAAAATCATCTCCTCATTTTGTTTGGTGCGACCGGCGGAACTCGAATTAAACTAAAATCCAATCTTCATTTGAAATAAGTCTGATGTCTTTGGATCTATATGGTAGATTGTAAGATTTACACCAATGTTTTATACAATTCCCCGTAACGTCAAACATTTTCCCAATTTGTTCAAATGGAGTGTCTCTAATTAATTTTTTCAGATTTTCTCTTGTTGGCCAACAACTATGAAGTTTATTTTTATGACAGGAAACACAGAGCTTTGCTTTTCTGTCGATAATCACTCCACATACTTGACATCGATTTATTTTTTCTTCACACCAATATGAACCATCTTCATATTGATGACACATATCAAAGTTTTCGTGCAGCATGTGGAAACGAGTATGGTCGCTTTGGGTTGCAAATACTATAAGATTTTCTGGACGATTATCGTTTCGGATATGGTTTATATGATGAACCACTTCTTCACGTTTTAACGGCCTCCCTATTTTTTGCTCTGCAACCAAAACATGTTCATACACCATTCCACTGGTATTTGCATGTAAATGATTTGGGCACCAAACTAATATGTAACCATTTGCTATTGCCATATGATAAACCTCCCGCCAGTAACTGGTGTGATCGATGGGGCTCGAACCCACGAAAACCCTCTGATTAAAAGTCAGATGCTCTACCAACTGAGCTACGATCACATATAAAAGTCGGCTTACGCACCCTCGCGAGTTGGCATCATCACCGATAATCAGGGCTGCCATTGTAATAGTAACAGCCCCTAAAAGGCTAATCCTTTGTTCTGCGCAATTTAAGAATCACTTACTTGGCAGGTCAGCGAGGAATTGAACCTCGAACATGTGGTTTTGGAGACCACCGCTCTACCAATTGAGCTACTGGCCCATAATGACCACAGAGGGATGTAACCTGTGATCTTTTGTTCTGGCTTTAACGGGTCAGACGTCCGGCATTTACCGTTTTCCTTAAGGAAACTATTGGCGATATGCTTATCCACTGCGGTTCTCAAACTCGATCATCCTTTTGGGTCAAGCCTCTTCCGGGTTATAGCCGCGCTACATAAGGTTTTTCAGTGTTATTCCTTCACCTCTCACTGTTTTCGAGTTGGTGAGACTCACGCACAGTTGCGCTCGGAATGCGGATCTTACATCGTCAGGGCACGCAGTTTGACCAAGCTTGCTACATCGGCCCCTGATCAGGAGTGTGACTGCCTCGCTAATCCTGTTGCAAATTTCATTGATAACATCATCTTGGTGAGAATTCATGTTGATTTTTCGACCTTGGCGGACAACCTTTTTATGGAGGATTTCGACCAAATTCAATTATCAAATCAACTTGCACATTGGTGGTTCCGGCTGGAATCGAACCAGCGACACGGGGATTTTCAGTCCCCTGCTCTACCGACTGAGCTACAGAACCATAAGCGATTCGGATGGGGATTGAACCCACGACCCCTAGCGTGACAGGCTAGTGCTCTATCCTTCTGAGCTACCGAACCATATAAACGGCAGGTATTGTTACGCCCCTGCCAAGGCGCTCACCATCTACCAGCCATGTGGTAAACGACGGGACTTATGCAATTGATCCACAAACCATAGCCCATGGATTTTATAAACCTTTGACCTGTATTCTTTGTTCTTTGACCTTTAGCTAGAAGTTTAAGCTTTGAACTTTCAACCTTTAACCTTTAATCATAAACTTTAAGCTTTCCAAGATGTTTTTATAATTTTTCTAGAATGACGGATTCGAACCGTCGTTTCAAGCTTGGCGAGCTCGTGTCTTAACCACTAGACAAATTCTAAAACCCAAGTATTATCAAATCTTTTATTACTTGATTTCCATCTTGTTGGCTTGTGAGGCCAGCTTTCTATGTATGACTATTAGCTTTTTTATTATTTAACTTCGTTCAAGCAAGCCGCCATAGGCAAAGAACGAACAATTGCAGTTTGTCGTTTTCGATAGACAGTGAATATGTTTCGCTAATTAGATATTAGTATTCGATGGTGATCTCGGTTGTAGCATTCGACGCAGACAAAACTGCATCAACCTCAGCCTTGAACTTATCGATCTCTGCGGCGAGCTTTTCCATCTTTTCCTTGATAGAAATACCATCAACGAGAACCATAGTCTCACGATTGATATAGTCGTCACGCATATCTCGAATCGTATCAGCGTCCATATTGGCCTTCTCAGAAGCACCGATGCCATTCGTCACATAACGATCAGCTCGATCGCTCAACATTGCATTCGTGGATTCGATGGTTCTGATGGAGGCGCTGTACTGATCGCTCATCTGATTATAAAGCTGAAGTTTAAAATCGATGATGCAGTCTTGTAGTCGTCAAGAGAGACACCTTCCAACTTCTTCATGCTCTGCTTGACTGCGCCACAGAACTTCCCCTCATAAATCGTCTTAGTGATCCGATTCTCAAGAACCTTCAGCTCTGCCAAAGCGCGATGGATTGTCATAGTTTCAGTAGTCATAATCATTCTCCTTTATAATACGTAATCTTTGATGCGGTCGCCCGCTGTTCTAATGGTGCTGGAGACAGGGCTTGAACCTGCAACCTGAAAATTACAAATTTCCTGCGCTGCCATTGCGCCACTCCAGCATAGAAAGGTGGATTCGCTCCACCGATGAGACAGATCAAACATTCGCTGTTCGACTGATTCCGCATTTGTTTGTTCGATACTCTGCAAATAGCTTGCAAATTCTTTCTGATATGTAAGCACCTGCTGATGCGTCTGATTTGTATATCGTCCGTTTTGCAGGTACTTTTTATATTTCCCTGCTCCAATTTGATATCGAAGCAGCGCAGATGAATCATTGTCGGTATATTCTTTGTGATAGGCCAAAAGCTGAATCCCACATCGAATACCGGTTCGATCATCTAAGAGTTCGTTCATTGAATTGATCCCAAGCGTTTTATGCAGATAATCAAAATTGACTTCGTTTACCTGCATCAGGCCGTAGTCCACTGTACCATTTGAATTCACATGGGTTTGCCCACTCTGGAACCGACTTTCATTGTAGATTACGCCAAGCACCAGAGATTGATCGACGTTGTACTCTTCACATACTGTCTTGGTATACGTCTTTAGATCGTCGTTCCACGCCTGATAGATTTCAACTGGACCAGCCGCATTGGCCGGAATAAGATTCGTCAAAATGTAACAGGCGGTAACGACAACGGTTACAATCATTTTCTTCACGATTGCTCTCCTTCTCGTTTTATCTGTGTACATATTACTTTATGAGTCAAAAAGATTTGGGGCATTATCGCCCCATTTCTTTTATAGTTTGTTAGATTTCGCCAGCATCAGCAAATATGTCTGATAATCAAGTCCGTAACGATATTCATTATTCTTAAATTTTGTGGCCACATAGCTCTCGCCATATTCTTCACTGTCCTTTAAGATACAATGAAATCCTTGGAGCTTTTTTATCGTGTTCAATTTGATACGAATATTTTTATACGGCGAAGTTATTGGAAGAAGTTCAGCAGCGTCCTCTTCTTTTTTGTAGATTTTAAAGAAGAATTGGCTGTTCACTGGGATATCTACTTCGTTTTTCCGATTACTCCTCAACAGGTAGATGCTGTCATTGTAAATTTGCTCCTGACGCTTTTTAGTTCCACCTGTCTTAAAAGTAGTAATATGTTTTGCTCGTAAAATCAAATCAAACGCGATTGGATTATCGATATATTGCTGACATACGGATTGGTCTTCATCGACGACATCAATTCTCTTGATCGTAAAGATCTCGTCTGACTTAAATCCGTAATACAACAAACAACACGCAGCTGCTTGCATTGCGAACACATCGCTGGAAAATAATTCTTTAATATAAGAAAAGAAATCGTTCGGAGTTTTAAACACATAATCAAGTTCAACAACGCTCTCACAATCAACATCCTTAATTGTATTGATCGTTTTGTTGATCCTTTCTCCGCGTATGTCTAAAGTTTTTGTGTCTTTGTCTGAACCGTTTCTTTTAAAATTTGTCTTAAACTTTTTTAAGAACGGATGAAACTGGTAAGTGTCTGCCGAAATATATCCGCTGTTGTAAGACCATGACAGATAACTTCTCAGAATTGCATTGTCAAACCGGCTGCCACAGTCAGATCGATTGATAAAGCAATTCGAGTAAATATCCTGTATCATATCTTGATCTGTTTCTGGATTGATCTCGCAAAAGTCCTTGTTGTAATGGGACTCTATTTGCCCTAGCTTGTTAAAGATAGCTCTCGTTTTCACGAAGTAGTTATGATTATAAATATAGCTAGTCGCGTTTTCTGGATCTACGATAGGATTGCCCAACTCGTCTTTCTTCGTTGCATAACTAACGATAAACGCTTGTTTCCGTTCTGTGTTATAAAATTTGTTTGCCATATCAGCAATCTCCTTACATAGCGCCACCAGTATTCAAGACATTCCTGAACTTATTTTACACTATGTAAGGGGATTTTGCAATGATGTTTAAGCGATTGAAGTCCCTGTTGGCTGGAATGCCATAGAGAGCATCGGACATTGAACGACCATTGCGTTTGCCGCACGTTTCCAATTTTCATCTGTAAAGACTCCAATTGGCTCACTTAGCTGAGAATTAAAAAGAGTATCACGCGCTTCGATGACAAGAGTAGAATCCTGAATCAAGCCAGAGACCTCACCAACATCATAATTAACATGAACGGGATTGAACTTGGTTCTCCGTTTTGTTGTGAACGGAATCACCTCGCACTGCCCTGCGTTCTTATTATAGATGTTGTTGCTCACGACCAGGTACGGATGTACGCCGGTATACTTGTGAACGCCGCCGTCGGTTTTCTTTTCCACATAACCGTAGCGGATCTCGCCAATCTTCGGGACACTTGAGCCAGCCTTAAACATAATTATGACCTCCTTGCTGACCATCTTGATTTGTTTGTGTCCTTATTATACCACCATCGAAGTAATTTGTAAACAGATAATGCAAAAATTTTTTATATTTCGATCACTTTTCGAGCATCATCTTGATTCCGTACTTCCCGTCATCCATTTTTACCCGAACTACTTCATACGATAGGCAATTCGACGCCTCGCACAAAAACTCATTCCCATTCAAACAGCAAAATACTCCATGAACTTTTGAATAAGGTGGAAGCGAGACCTCTGCCACAATGGAATAGGTGTTCCCTCTCTTTAGAAGGCGAAAAGCACTGACATCAAGTCTTGCGCAAACCATTGTATCTTCGTTTTGATTTGACGCAAATCGAACGGTGTCAAACGACTGCATGTGCTCAAATAACTCCTGGGCAGTGTAAGTAACTTGCATTTTGCCCCTCCAAAACAACTCCAAAATCACAATAACATCTTTTGGTTTTAGTTCGGTTGTTATTTTACCATATTGTATGATAAGAATCAACCCTTTTATTGAACCTTTGGTTGTTATTTTAGAACTGCAGTTCTTAGACTCTTTCGGACCTCCATAGCTCCTTCATATTGATCGATTGCCTCTTCGAGCGCTTCTTCTAATTCACAAAGCGCGTCTTCTTCTGCTTCCCATTTGTCGTGAGTCTCGCCATCGGAGTCTGGTTCTTCTCGAAGTTTGGAGTGATTTGCTTCAACAGTTCTAAGGACACCCATTAATGCTTCATATGCTTTCATAAAATCATCCCCTTTTATTACCGCAGCTTTCTCATATACGCTTCGGACGTTCTTTTCTGGCGCTCGTAGAAGGTAACGCCGGTAACATCGTCCACGACCAGATCATCATAAGGAGTGCCCTTTTTGTTCAGGTGGTCAATGAACCAGCGCTTTTTCAGATAGCACCACGGGGTTCTGCTGAGATTACCGTAACTCGATGCAGGCCGCTCACATGCGTTGTAGGTCTTGCCGCAGATGCTCCACCACTCTTTACGTACTCGCTCACGCATTTGTAGGACCTCAGAGGTGCCATGGAGACCGTGCTCCTCGCCATACTGATAGTCTGCCTTCTTGATTTTTGCGTTCTGCCCAGCACTCACCGCGCCAGCCGCACCCAGACCAAACAAACCTAAAACAAACGAAATAGCTCCACTCATAATACTTAATCTCCTTTTTTAATTTCAAATAGATCTCGGCGAATCCTTGGCGTATATGTACGATTATCTAAAGCCGCCAATGCTTTTTGTAACTTATTAGAACCCCAATCGTCTGGTTCGAATTTTGATACCAAATCGATCAGCGTCATCATGTCCTTACATTCTCGGCGCTTTAATCGTGCCTTCTTAAATTCATTCTCAAGATAACATCGCTGGACTGCATTTGCGTTGGTGAACTCGATTGCATGAGAGATATCTTCCAGAGAATCCGATGCTTCTGTTAGCTCGTTGTATTTTTTTGAATAAAGATCTTTTAGAGATCCAAGAATCTGATCGATCATTATGAGATGATTTCTAAGCTGTGTCAGTTCTTCGGACTCCGCTGTTTTGCCTCTAACGGGTTCAAGCTTTTGTTTTTCTGGAGGAGGAAGCTGTTTTTCTTTTGCTTCTACCTTTTTCGGTCGGTATCCTTTTTGGTTGTAACTTTTATTGAGACTGCTCAAAAATTCCAACGCATGAGTTTCGGTTGGATACTTCGTCGCAAGATCAAAATCATATGTAACGACGGTTTTCCCACCTCTCATTCTTGAGATATACCCTTTTCCGTCGGTGAGTACATAGCTCACTCTATCACCTTCTTACCTTATTATAATAGGGGGTCTGTAGATCAATGTTCTCGTAACACCACAGACTGCCCTTTCTTCAATACCCAGCAGTTCTTACCGGTATATGCACAATCCTCGCAATGACCGCCGCATTCATTCGCATCTGCCGGGGCATCGCAAATTCCGTTTTTGAACGATACATAGGCAACTGGTAAATTATAGGTGTTATCCATATTATAACCCGGCCATTCTGAAAATAAAATATGTAAATTTTTGGGAATTTTCTTCTTTGCATCCAAATATCCATTTACGATGCCATACTGTTTTGTGAACGCCAGGAAGTGAGTGTGCGGCAACTTACGAGCGACACGGCACATCATCGCGAGATAATCCTGACTGATAATGTCTCCGCTGACATGCCACCTAAAATAAAAAGACCCATAAGCTGCAGCAATCGCTTGCTGTTCGAAGCTGTCAGGGTCTGTCAACCAAAGATTCAGGTTGTTTTCGTATGCGTCTCGTACCGTTCGTCGCCAATCGAAATGGCCAACATAGCACGTCTTCGCACAGGGCACGTCAGGCGCACAAGTAACCACTCGCGGCATGGAGATGGACTTCACGTTGCCCATCTTGCTGTTTGCGTTCGACACTGACAGCTTCAACATATTCAATTTTCACACCCTCATTTTTGGAGGGCGCACTCCTTCCTATAATTATAGCAGTTTAATTGTCCAATAAATTACACTTTGATTGCTTCTTCGTTGATAGTCATAGCTAACTCGTTGACCAACTTCATATTAACATGGTCTGGCAAGCTTGAATTTTCGCAAGCAGTTTTCATTCTAGCTTCATAGACCGGAAGCACATAAGCTCGCCATTCTAAATAATCGTATTCGCCAAATCTAAATTTTTGCAACAGATCAATGTCATTGCTGCGATATGTAATAATTTCGCCCTTTTCAAACAGATCAAACGCCATCAGATACAATCTATTTGCATTCATGACCAACTTATTTAGCGTTTTACGAGCTTTTTCGATATCGGTCTCCCCATAACGACCACCCTGCATATCAATATATAATCTACCGGACTTATTGATCAAATCATTTACGAATCCGCCGAATGGTTTGATAGCATTTTTTGACAAAAATAGTTTTTTATTTTCCATAAGCAACTTAGTTGTCGGACTGTAGCTGATAACAAGGTCGTCACTATTTCCAAACAATTCCAATACATTTGGATTTCCGTTTGATAACAGCTTCACGATTTTGTTAAAGCTAAACACCGTTGTGTCAGTTGCCGTATCCACATGATGTTCAAATTGGCCCAACCCAAGCAAATCCTCCTTGGAGTTCAAAGCTACACCACGAATGTCAACGTCTGATCCTTTCACATTAGTTCCGTAAGCATGACTGCCGCCAATAGTTAGAAACATCAAATGCTTACCAAGATGCGGATTGGTGCGCAGAAAATCATACGGTTCGCTATCAATGATGTTCTGTAATTCTTCTCGTGTCATTTTTTACCACCTCTTTGCGCTTGAGATTATTAACATCACAGCAATAAAATAAAATGCCCACATCGGAACAATTAACCATGCCCACTTAAGACAAAAATCAATAAATCTAGATAATAATCTCAAAATATAGTTCATCATAACCCTGTTTGCACCGTATCAAATTCGATCGTCTCTCCTGTTTCTTTATTGATACCATACCCTACCACATGAACGACATAAGCCGGCCAGCGCTCTTTATTTTCATCAATGGCGATACGAACAGTACCTTTGAAATTTTTGATCCAAGTTACGCACCAATGCTTTTCAAGATGATCATTGTATTTTGGATTAAACTTTAAGACGGAGGCCAAATCAGCCACACATACCATACCGGCATCTGCGCAGAATTCGCCCAGTTTAACCTTCGTTTCGGGCACGAATGTAGTACAACCCCAATCACCATAGTAAGTATCGGACTCTATTCCAATGATGCCATAACTGCTGATATCGCAACATTCAAATTTTCTCCGCTCGTCATTTGACATATTATGAGACAGATAACATGGATCTGTAATGATAATATCGCCGTTGAAATCCATAACTTTGTCTTCGGCCTCTTCAACCGACACTGTGCCGTACTCCAGATACTCATAATATTGCCCTAGATTTTTATGAAAATGAGCGTAATACTTTGCCGCAGCAGGAATAAACGCTTCTCTATCTTTGAAATAAAAATCAAGGAAATCTTCATCTGTATATGTGAAAAGCATGTGGATAACAGCTGAATTTACAGGACTTCCCTCTCTGATAGATGCTTCAATGTTAGCAATTTCTGGCCAGAGATTATATTTCTTCAAGCGTACATCCCGATACTCTTCAGGGATTGCATACCATTCATCGAGAAGTTGCTGTGGATAATTTTCAAACTTCTCAGCCAGCCGTTTCTTTTCTTGTTCCACCCATTCGTGTGTCATATTTATTCTCCAATCAGATTCGGATTCGTTGAATTCCAAATTTCTTGAGATGTATTTTCGCCATCATCTGACAATTTATCGATCCAAGCATTGAGCACTTCACGGTACACTGTCATATTCGGACAAAAATGACTGTTGGTGAATACCGGCATATCGTCATTACACAGAATTCTCATAATGGCAGCGCACACAGCTGCGGATCTCGATACGCCAGCAGCACAATTTACGCAGAACCAATCGGTCTTATCTGCTTCGTGGTTATCCAAGACAAATTTCACAATATTCCTAGCTTGAATATTTGTAATACATGTACCTTCCAGATCAGTAGTGCAATCATCAAACTTCAATGGAAGGAATGTGATGTTGCCTTCACATTTATGAAAATCAATATGATGGCCATTCGCCTCAGTAATAGAGATAAACCGAATTCGTTCAAAATGTGGCTGTCGGATAAAGTCTTCTGCTTCGTCAGCGCTCATCACAGAAAATTTCCATTTGCCGCGATACATTGTAATCATAACCAACCTCAAATAATCAATTCATAAATCCGACCAAAGTAGCGACAAAACTGCAAACCATCAAGCGTCTTAATCGCCAAATCAAGCGCAAAGAAGTGTACTTCAGTTGGATCAAATAAAATCTTCTGAATATCCTTTACGTCAACATCGTCATCCTCAAACCCAGCATCTGCTCTGTCCTGTTTAAATTCTTCGTCAGATTCATATGTAATCATTACTTCGTTATATACTTTTTCTTCGTCAAAATCGATCGTCAGATCCCCTTCCGACCAATACTCCAGCTCTCCCATACCGTCGTCCGTGATTGCAATCAAACCATAATTTCTGTTGATGTCATCCTTAAATGTTTCATTCGGATATTTTTTTCTTGAACGCTTCTCGGTCACGAATATTCACTCCACCGCCGCATTCCTCAAGCTGTCTTGTAATGCGAAGAATAAGTTCGTCTTTGCTAGTGGTATTGAACCAGTTCACATTATTGATAATATCTTTTGCTTCCTGAAGAGCACTTGTGGTATATGCGGACCAATGATAATAAATTTTGGCGATGTCCTCGTCAAACGCATGAATCGTAATAACCAGCCGCTGTCCCATTATTTTAACTCTCCTTTTTTATATAGACGATATTTATACGATCTTGTCTTTCTAGCACTAGCAGCACGTTCTTCTTTGCTCGGTTTGTAATCTTTCCAGTGCAGTTTAATATATTCGTCATTTTTTCGTTTTGCTTCTTGATTAACAATCAGCGCAATCGTTTTGTGGCTTACATTATATTCTCTTGCAAGACCACGAAGAGAATACGTTCCCGTTTGATATTTACGAAGTATTTCTATCTTTTTCTCAGAAGTCAATTTCACACGACGATCTTGAGTTTCAGACAAACGCATATTTTGCCACTTGCTTGCCAATCAATCATCCTCCGATTCCGCGAACGCTGATTCAAACTCATCCTCATAGCTTTCAAGCTCTCCGTTATCATACTTTGCCAGAGCCTGCTGCATTGCATCATCTGTATCTTTTGCATCCTTAATATGTACTTCGTAATAGCGATTTGCTGTAATATATACTGTGTATCCCATCTTGCCATTTCCTTTTAGCAATGACAGAGCAACCACGAAACCAGATCATCATGCTTGAACCAGCCCGCCGGGAACCCGCGCCAGTTGTTTTTATCCGTCCAGCTCCTGGATTTCATCTGGCCGATTTGCTGAAGCTCTACTGAAAGACGCACCATGAATTTCTTGCAGTCCGCTTTATTCCTCATTACTGTCTGCATTACAAGAGTATCCTGTAGTTTACCATCGACTACCTCACAGATCGCACATGGACAGTTGTGACAGTTCTTTTCAACACACATCAAACAAGGTGACATTGTAATTCCTCCTTACACCCCATCAATGTGACTTGCCATCATATCAGCAGTGTGCGTCCAGAGTACATTGGGATATTTTGAGATAGCATTCCCATAATACTTCCATTCGTTTGTGTCGGTTTCGTAAGCTCCCATATGCCAACGGATACAAGCAATCTCTTCTTCGGTTAAAGTGATACAACTCGCCAGCATACAAATAGACTTCTCACCATGGTGACTATAAATAGAGTCCATCCGATATTTGTACTGATAGCCGTCTGTCTTGCCGATCAATTCATACTGATCCGTTTTACAAACATCATGCAGCAAGCCAATAATGACAGGAGAACCGGGACGACTCCATTTCAAACCGAGCTGTTTTGTCAGCTGTACCAGATTCTTTGCGACTGCCAGACTATGTTCAGCAAGACCGCCTGGATAATTTCCATGATACTTAGTAGATGCCGGAGCACCCCAAAATCCATGTTCATTCAAAAAATGCTTTACGACAGCTGCTTCATCTGGAGTAAAAGACTCGTCTAACATACTATACGCTTCATTCTTGGTTGTGATTTGTTTTTCCATAATGGGACTATCTTTAATTGTCAGTTCCAAAGCTTTTTCATCCCCTTTCAGTTCAGCAACGTCGACCTTTAATGCGTTTGCTATTTTACACAGTGTTTCAGGTCGAGGATTCCGGAGTCCGTTCTCCCATTGACCAATAGCTGCGCCACTTAAGCCAAGAAGATTTCCAAGTCCTCTCTGCGAAAGCATACGACTTTTTCTTACTTTTTGAATTCTGTCACCCGTAGTCATTTACACTGCTCCAATCATTAAAGCTTCCTTTGAGATCCTGTAGACATCCGAACTCATATCTGTGCTGGGGTCCGCCCAAACAGAAATCTCTGCACTGTTGTCTTCCTTCATAATACGGCCTTCCGTCAAATCGATGATTTCTCCATCGTTTCGCTCCAAAGCAACAGCAGCATAATAGTCTTGTTCTGTATCGCCAAGCTCTACCATAAGATTGCCAATCGGCGTTTTGATTTTCATTACATTACTGGGCATAATTGCACCTCTTTTATAAATGATAAATCTGCCAAGTATCCTTATAGTCATAACCAACAACAAACATTGTTGTATCGTCTCCATCTACACGTGGTTCACGATCCTCGTCTTCGTTGTCATCTTTCCATGTTTTATAGTAATCCCAATACGTGCGTTGAACGCATTTCTGCATTTCTTTTTGCGCTGCATCGAAACTTTCAAACTTATTCACGTTGGCGACATAAGCAGAAGTTGTTTCGCTCTCATAAATATTGATAAGTAAAAACATATTGCACACCTCCAACTAAATTGTTTTGGCGGCGGTTATGTCTGCCCCAGTACCGCTACTCACCTGGCATTCGGACGTTAGCCGAAAATAATAATCTCTTCCATATTAAGCTCCTTGGATCTTTTTACAGCTCGTGTATGTCATCCAGTTGTCCCAAACGATATCTTCTTGGTGCAGGTCTGCGATTTTATGAGCTTCAAAGGGATCGTTTGCTTCAACCAGGATGTATCCTTCTACTTTCACATCTACTCTGTAGCGCATGGTTTACACCTCAATGTCAATATCAAAAGAAAAAGTTCCGTCCTCATTCTCTTGATAGTTCATTTCAGCGAGAGAGTCCATACACTCCTTTAACTTCTTTTGCGTGTTCTCTACATCCGGATGGCTTAGAAGATACCGGAGTCGTTTTGCTCCATTAGCACTCAAAATAATATCTTCATTAACGTAGTGCATTTTATTCCTCGTTTACAATTTCGATTTGGCACATCTTCATAGCGGCCAGCGCATTCTTGTGGGACTCAGGAGTTACACCAGCGCAACAGTCCGCATCCACAATGATGGGAACCTCAGGTAGTGCCGTCTTCAAAAGCAGAGTATTTGTAATCACACAAATATCTGTGCAAAGCCCAATCAAAGTGATGGAACCAACATTCACAGGAAACAACGTTTGATAGATTCTTTGATCATCGTCTAACGTTGCATCAATGAACAACTCATAGCTACCAAACGTTTCCTTATGATAGATTTGCTCGTAGTCTGTGACAAAATTATTTCCGATTTCGTTTATCAACTTCCATCCGTCTGTTCCTTCAACGCAATGAACAATAGGAAGATGCTTGCCCTCCTGAGTATTAAGATAATCTTCATCATGAGTGTCCATTGTGTAGAATACCGGACCCTTCCAGTTTTTGATTTTCTTCACAACCTTCGGCACAATGGCTTGTGCTTCTGGAGTGCCAAGAGCGCCGGTTACGAAATCGTTCTGCATATCAACAACAATCAAAATGTCAACTTTTTCCTTTTCCATTTAATTCGCTCCAATCATAAAAAATATAATCGTGAATCCAATTTGAAGAACATGAAGAATTTGATCTGTAAACAAACTGATTTTTAACTCATTTGCTTTTTCATTGTCTATCTCGGCGTGAATCTTTGTATTTATCGCAAGCAGCCCAGTCCACCATATCAAACTATGATATAAACCGGATTCTTTCCATACCCACATAGAATACACAAGCAGCGGGAGCATCGTAGTAAACGACCATTGAAAAGCATGTTCGTATAGAGCAATCCTCCAATCGTGTTTGTACAGATCCTGTGGATAATTTTCTTTCCACCAATTCTTCTGTTTGAATTGTGCTAGAATCCCTTGCGTATGATAATCATCATAAATATGAAGCCATATCATACTTAAAAACAGTACAATCCAAATCATTAGACTCACCACTCAAACGGGTTTGAACTATATACCGACATCGGCAACAGCTTGAACGTGTTTGCATCATGCATCCGATCAATCTTGGCCGCGGTTGCAGTATCGCCTCCGAAATCTCCAGTACGGATATACTTGTCAAGGAAATCATAGGTAAAGCCGAAGTTGTCTTCATCAGTCTTACCGGTCAGACCATCTGCGGGCGCTTTCTCGATAAACTTTTCAGGCAGACCAAGCTCACGACCAACCGCCTTTACCTCGGTGACAGTTAGCTTGCCAAGAGGGCTAAACTGACCAGCTCCGTCTCCAAAAAGAGTAGCCCAGCCGACATAGTCTTCCGAATAATTGCAAGTGTTAGCCACTCGCCCATTCATACTCTGAGACACCATGAACAGAGTTGCCATACGGATTCGTGCCGGCAGATTCACACGAGCCTGCTTGGAATCACACAGACCGGCAATTCGTCCCTTGGCCAGCAGCGTATTCACAGTCTCAGCAATATTGATTTCGAACGACTTGATGCCCAGATGCTTGACCAGATCCCGCGCTACATCAATGTCGTCCTGCACCCCCTGCGGCATCAGAACGCCGATCACGCGACCATTACCAAGCGCTTCACAGCACAGAGCTGCCACAATGCTGGAATCCTTGCCTCCAGAAATACCAACCACAGCATTGCAGTCAGGACCATTCTTGCGGAAATAATTCCGAATCCACGTAATGATTTCATGCTTTGTCTTTGCTGCATCAAATTCATACTTGCGCATATTATTTACCCTCCAGTTTCCACAGTTCTACGTCGACACCTTGAAATGTAGTATCGATTATTTTCTTAACCGTATCCCAATCAGCCCCACCACGACAGCAACCGATTTTATATGGCATTGCTACTTTTAAGTGATTCTTTCGTGCAATCTCCGCTACATAGACAAAAGCTTCCATCAATGCACTAACTAAAGTATACTGAGCGCCATCATAACCGTATTTATTCTGGCCGAAACAATTGGCGATATATCGAGAAAATGCGTTGTCAGCCGAAATGATTTGTGCCTTTCCCAGTAATCCGGCAGGATAATCCTTATTTATATCACATAGATACTTATACTGAGCATACACTTCTGGATAACGCTCGCGAACTTCTTTGGCAACGCCTGATCCCATAACGCCCTGACAATTCACCTGATGACAGATAATGTCGGCATCGGAATCAAACACATTGCCCTCTTTGATAATTACGGCCATGAACTCACCTCTTATCTAAATTTTTAATTGCAAAATACTGTGCTGCTCTCGGACTATTTAGATTGAATTTTTCAAAAGTAGGATTCACAACAATAACATTACCATACCCATATTTTCTGAAAAATCCATTTTGAATAAGCTTTCTAGCTTCATTTCGATACTCACACGTAACTGCTTTACCATCAACAATGAAGTATAACAGCTCTGGTTCGCCCATCCACGTTCTTGAACCGCTCATCAGAACTTCCCTTCCCACAGTCGGTCGCGGACTTCCTTCAAACTGTATTCATTGACCATCGCACCATTACGGAATACGGTTTGCAGCATGTTTCCATCAGAATGAGCGGCGTGATCCATCAGACCATCAGTACAAACCAGCTTTCCAGAATCATCCTTGGTGACATAGCACATACCCTTCAGACTCTTCTTGAAGTGATCAGTATCGGTCTTGGGGTCCTTGAAGATTTGAATCTCCTTGCCATTGACCACGCCATAAGTTGCCTTGACTGCCATGCCAAACGTATCGCGGGTGAACGGTTTCAGCTGTCCATTCTGCTCAATACACTGCATGGAGAAAGAGCCAACACCCAGACTGACATTGTTGCAGGCGAAACCATGTTCCTTGAGTTCTGCATAGATCTTTTCGCACCGCTGCACCGTAATGGAATCGCCATACAGAGCCTTCACATGGGAGTCGAGCACCTTATAACCCTTGCTGTTGACCGTGCCGCCGAAGATATCCCACAGATGATAAACCGTCTGCGTAACGATTTCGACCGGGTCGCCAGAGTCGCCACGGATGAGCAGCGTTCCGTTGTGTGCCATGATTTCGTCCTTGAGCTGCGGCAGAATATTATCGACCAGATTCCAGTAATCATAGGAGTCAGACACCATACTGAAGCTCATATTGGGATACAGCTCAGTCAGCGCCCGGCGGATGAAAGTGATCTCGTCGCCATCGACAGCGAAGTTAGAACACATCACACTATGCTCGGTACTGACAGCGCCAAACGCAACGGGCTCTTCTTCACAATTGCAGCGATACATTTCTTCCAAATACGGAATCGCAGGGACAGTAGCCGTATTCAGAAAACTCAGACACCAACCGGCGCTTGACTTAACTGCTGACTGCATACACTCCTGACCACGGAAACTGAAATCACCCAGAGCACGAGCATGCGGCACGCCATCCTCCACGGTTTCATCGTAATACTTGTCCACGATATCACGATACAGAGTTCCGACCGTTGCAGAAATCATCGGATGCCACAGCTCAGAACTCATAAAAGATTCGAGAAACTGCGGAACCCATGCGAAATCAGGATGCGTATTGCTCATCTCCAGAAACGGCACATGGATGGGGCAACGAGTACCTTCTGGCAGCGCCTTGATTTCAACAGGAAGATATCCCAGATCATGTAGCGCTGCAATCTTGCTCAGATTGTAAGCATCCTTACCAATGGTTGCATCCAGAACACGTTTATATTCTGCGACGACCTTATCCTTGGGCTGATTGAAGAACTGCTCTTTGAAGTAGCGCACCAGATAATCCTTGCAGAATGCCTGAATACCGAACACAACAACTTCATCTACGCCATCCAATCGGCTCATGCGTGGAGTAAAATAACTGACCAGCTTGGTAGTGCCGGCCGGAAACTGCTTACTGTGCGTTGTCTTGTAAAAGTCACACAGCAGCATTGGGTTAATATTGATCATTTTTAATCCTCCTCAAGAAGTTTGTCTACAATTCGTTGAGAATCTATATCAAAGAAATTGCCATATTTTTCGCTAATTTTTTCAAGTTCTTCTCTTGTACAATTTACTTGAAAACGAACCTTATCCTTTGGCGTATAGATGTTAAACCGAATGTATGAACCATCATAATCGCCACTTAATTCATAACAAAAACTCTCTTCCCATCCACTCGTAATGGAATCTTTCAGCATTCCTTTGACGTAATCAAGGACTGAATCTCTGCTACTGTAAACATTGTCGGCCAACTGTTTCAGAATCCAAGAAAATTCATCGACCACTTGTTTCTTTTGGGTTCCATTTTTTACTTCTCTGACAATATGTAAATTGTAGACTTGATGGTCGCTATTGTATATCATTTCAATTGGAGCAAGATTCCAACCAAAGTCACCATCCGTGTAAAAGTAGATATCTAATGACAAAATATCCATATCAGTCCTTATCCCACTTGTGTTCCAAAACGGTGATTTTATCGTGTTGACCGGTGAAGATACTGTCCGTGGTATAGATCATATGAATCAGATCCGGGTCGTCAAACAGATGGCCGCGCTCAGAATCCAGGATACTGTTCTCGCAGTGGCTGACATACATATCGATATCACCAGCACCCAGTTCCTTCAGCTTCTTAGCCGAATAAAACATCGTGCCGCCATAAGAACAAATGTCGTCGATCATCAGAACCTTTTCGCCACGCTTCACTTCACCAGCGACATCCAGACCGAGGATCTTACCCGTTGCCCAGTCCCGCTTTTTATCGCCATGGATGATATAGGCACTGCACTTTGCTCGATCCAGTGCCCAGTGAACAGTTTCCTCATAACGCTTCATTGCACCGGCATCTGGGAAGTAGATCACATCCGGCTTGCTCTCCTCGATTACCTGATAGATCTCACGAATCGGAGTATGTACTTCGCACCGATCGATCAATGCCGGAGCCACATCACTGTGAGGGTCAAACACACTAACGCAGCTGAATCCGCATCGATTGATCTCATCAGCGAACCACTTGAGGGTGAACACATCCTCGTCACTATGAACGCGATCCATACGGGCGTTCGGAATATACGGCATAAACAGCTCAACTTCTGCCTCGTTATCCTTTGCGTCCTTTGCGATCATAATGACCGTGGGAAGCTCGGCCATGGATTCAAATGTCCAGACGATGCTGATCACATTGAGATAATTGATGGTCAGATCCTTCTTGATCAGCGGAGTGCCATCAGGGAAAGAATTGATTTCGTAATGATTTGCTTTGACCATATTGAGTCTCCTTAGACCATATAGTGAATGTCTCTTTCACGGGTACGAGAAATGATGACCTTGACCACGCCATTATCCTTTTCAAAGGCTTCATAGCGATCTTTTTCATCCTCTTCACTCTTGGAATACGGATTTACAACATCAATCTTCTTACCGTCGATGAACTGCTCACCGTTGGTGGGGTTATACTGGATATCCTCAGTATTGATGTAGAAATCAGGCCAGAAGCCATCTTTCAGCTTGATATCGAAACAGATACGCTGTGCGCCATTGAACATATCAAAACGCTTGGTGCAGGATGTACGGTAACCATCCTTGAAGAGAACAGTGAGTTTGTAGCTGGTCTCGTTCATGTTGATGATATTCAGATCCTTGATGGCCTCCGCAAACGAAGTTCCCAGATTCAGCTCAAAGGCAATAGCCCGCAGGCAGTCGTAATTCAGATCGATCTTACCAGAGAAATCGACCACGGCAGGGATCTGATCGTAATACTTCTCTTCGAGCTTATCCTTGAGATAGGTTTCGACCTCATCAGCGCCCGGATAATCGAAGCGGAAATGATAGTGGAAACGTCCGGGACGATTGACCAGATAGTCATTCAGACCATTGAGCTGGTTACAGGTAACAACGAACAGTTTCTTGCCTGCACTGGTGCCATCAAACAGACTCAGCATCGTATCCTGTGGGTTCTCACCGTCACGGGACTTGAAGGTCTTATCAAATTCGTCAAACAGAATCATGACTTCCTGATCGATGGACTCGATAAAATTGGCGATACCTCCGATATAACGGTTTGCCAGAATCACAGGATATCCCCGCTTGATAGCCTCAATTGCGATCATCTTAGCAGTCAGAGACTTACCGATGCCCTTGTTGCCGCTGAGGATAACACCAAGGTTACGATTGAACACCTTGAACGAATTCAAGACCTTAGCCACCTTGCTACTCTGAACACCATACACTTTTTCGTTGATGACCATATCAGGACGGCGAGACAGATAAAAACCGGTCATCTCAGAGCAGTGGATATCATAGGTGCCTGCTGGGATCTTGTCGTACGCCTTCATATCGTCGCCATACAGGAACAGATTGCTTGCGCTTTCAACAACTTTCATTTTTGATACTTCCCTTCTCAGTTCAGCTCTTCCAGCTTCTTCATCAGCTGCTCAACATCCATATCTTCCAGTTCCTTGTCCTTCTTCTTTGCCACGATCTTCATAATCTTATCGCGCTGCGCCTTCTTCTCGGCAGCATTCACACGAGCCTCAGACTCAGCCAGCTTGACAGATACGATATACTTGACCAGCTCAATCTTGTTTGCCAGCTCAGTATCTTCGGCGCTCTTAACAGCCAGCAAGGAGTCCTCGTCTGCGGTCTTCTTCTGACGGTTCAAAGCCTTAAAAATTGCATCCAGAGCCTCAACATTCAGGTCCCACAGATCCTCAACAGTCATGACGCCCTTGTAGGTAAAACGGTAACGATTACGAGTTGCAATTTCAAACAGATTCTTTTCCATAATTATTTCTCCTTTAATTTTATAAAAGTGATTCACAGTAGCACTCATTACCTGCTGGACCAGAAAACATATCATCAGTCCATTTAGAACTGCCTGTTTCTTTTACGAGATATTGACCCGCAGAAGTATAAGCTTTAATATGAACCAATTGTCCATGGAGCTCCGACATCTCTAATGTCGCAATATTTATGTTATCTTTTGGATAAGGACCAGACCTCATATTATAAAAAGTCCTATAATTAAGGTCATCTCTAACTAAAACGGCCTCTCCTATTTTGTATCGATAATCCATTTATGACCTCACAGAAGCGATTTGCAGTAGTATTCGTTGTCAGCCAGGCCTACAAACATCTCGTCAGTCCAGTTCATTCGGCATCCGGTTTCTTTGATCCGATAACGCTCATTGTCAGTATATTCGGAAATCGTAACAACAGAGCCAGCAAGTTCTGAACGATCTTCATACGTCCATTTTACGGTTGTAGCACATCCACGACCTGGTCCAGACACCATATGATATTCATGCTCTTTAACAAAATGGTCGATCACTCGAACCTTATCTCCCGGTTTATAACGCCAATCCATCAAATCACCACTTTCAAAACTCGCTCCGTAGCGCCCTGCACCTTGACGATGAAGCTGTTGTGCTGCGTCTCAGAGAAACCAACACCGGACAGCTGGTCATCAACGGACTGAACTGCCATCTGAGAACCCAGCGCCTCAAATACCCGCTTGTGCTGCAGCAGTTCTGCCTTCAGGAATTCGTTGTAGAATCCGTTAGGCTTTTCCGGGTTAACACAATCCTTAAGCATGAAGAAGTAGTGACGGTTGCCATTGCCGGTCTGTTCGTCCCAGTAGTTCGGAGAGTACATCGCCACAGACACAGGTACGAACTGATTGGAATTCACACCCCAGATCTCGCGAGTGCTGGTAGAACTGGGCAGCAGCTCTTTGATAGAGAACTTGCCGTCCTTCAGCATGACTTTTGCCACGGCGACATTCTGACCACCATGCAGAGGCTTATCGTAGTTGAAAGAGTAGATGTTACCATCGAACTCAATCTCAGCGCGGAAACCAGTTTTGCCGCCACGACCAGCGAAACAATGAACATAGAAACTGTACTCACCTTCCTTCATCTTTTTGATATCAGGCCAGGTGATGTTCTCAACAGCGGCCTTATAGCGAATGGGGCGAATAATATCTACGTCCAGATTACCACCGGTGCTCAAATCTCGTTTGTCGCCGAAATAGATCTCAAAGTCGTTCGGCTCAACACAGTGGGCATCAAGGTCATTTTCATCCCACTCGTCCGGCTTATCGTTCCACTGAATAGAGAAACGCAGTACGCCATCGACATTGCCACCAGCATTCTTGACATTATCACGGATCTGGCTGTCGGTCACGTTACCCGTATATGCCCAGCTGAAACCGTTTGCCCACTTGAACATAGACGGAGCGCTCTTATCCTGCGGTGCAATCAGAGACATCATATTCTTCGAGAACCGGTTCTCCATGAACAATTCCAGACCCGTTGCAGTCGGCAGTACGTCTCTGATGAACTTATCGATGCCAATTTCCTCTGCACGGCCAAACTTCTTGGGATCAATCGCAACAGTCTTAGCCATTGCCTCAAACGGATTTGTAGCACCAGCAATACGAGGAGCAGCATCACGGTTACAGAACAGGATATTGTTGACAGTGATATCGTCCAGGGTAGCAAACCGGCGACCCAGACTGCTCATATAGCCCAGCTCGGTAACGGTTTTCTGTGCATCTTCCAGCATCTTTTTGGTGAAAATTGCCTTGGGACGCTTGTAATTGGCAGGAGCAACCACCTTCTCAAAAGCGGTAACAGCTGCATCTACATCCATGCCCTCACTCAGATTCACCAGGAGAGTACCGATAGCAGTATTGCGGATGCGCAACTGCCCCATGTCGCCCAACGCAGGTGCCAGCCAAACATAAGCATCCTTATTTTCAGCCGGAGTATTGTTGTATTCAATCTTGTGAGTCTTAAATACCTTGACGACTCTTTCGAACTCCTTACCGCGATACAGACTATTCTGCGCAATCAGCTCCAGAACAGTATCAACCGCATCCATCGTCAGCTCTTCCAGAGAACGCTTGAATACATTTGCCGAATCGCGCCACTGAGCCATCTTGGTAGCCACATCATCTCCGCTGGTAATGAAACGCTGCGGAATCTTGACCGCGAAATGATCCCAAGTATGCACATCCTTGTGGTTTTCATCGTACTCGTAGTTCATCTCGGTGCCGAACATATTGCCAGAACCGATCATATTGCGGCTGACAAAGTACGGATTCACAATGGCGCGACTTTTCACGTAAGCGGCCAGCGCATCAACGACTGGCTGATACTTGTCGGACTTGGCATCAAAATCCCAGATAGTGACCTCCTTACCATCATTAAACGCCACCAGCTTGCCGATATTCTTCACGAAACGGCGGCAGCAGGAACAGTCATACTCGCGCCGCTTACGGAACAATTCATTCGTGCCGGCCGGAAAGCTATCGAGGTACAGATTGTACAGTTCATCCTCGTCTGCATCGGTGATAAACAGAGGATTCTCAACCTTCACCATCTCGTTAAAGTGGTCCTGCAGCAGTGCGCGAAATTTCTTAAAGTCAGACATATTTTTCTCCTTTATAATAAACTCATACAAAAGCATTCGTCATTTTTTGCTGATTCAAACATCGATTCGGTCCACAGCCAGCTTGCTCCATCAAGACGATAGTAAGCATACTCGTCTCCCTGTTTTTCTACCCTCTTTATTTTAAATGTTCTTCCTGCATATTGTTCCATTTCTGTATTGCAGTAAAGCATTCTCCCTTTACATGCTCCAAACAAAACAGGATATTCGCCCTCTTTTAAGTCAGAACTAATTACAACGATATCTCCGGGCTTGTATAATAAATCGCTCATACAAAACACCTCATAAAAGACTTTGGCAGACGCATTCGTTTTGAATCGGTTCAAACATGTCGTCACTCCAACATAGATTTTCCGGTTCGTCGATTCGATAGTATCCGTAATTGTAACCGACAACTGTATGAACTTCTCCTCGATGTTTTTCCATAGATGACATCGTTCCAGGTTCCCACCCGGATCTTGGACCAGAATGCATATAATAACATTTTTTACGTGTGAGATCAGAGCGAACTGCTACAATGTCGCCAATTTTATACCGATATTCCATACATCCACCTTACAGTAAAGACTTGCATACGCACTCGCCGACCGGATCAAACATTTCATCAGTCCAAGCGTCAAAGCATCCGTCTTCTTCGATAAAATAACGCCCCTGCTTTTTATCACGGATATGAACAACAGTCCCCGCTCTTGAAACTTGACACTGTGTTGCGGCTTTATATTCTCTATCCGCCATATATCCAGAGCGCATATAATATTTTTCGTATTTGACTAGATCCGCACGAATCATTACCTCTTCGCCGTTTTTATATCTGTAATATCTTGACATTTCCTACCTCTTTCTCATAGCAGTGACGAACAAACACATTCATCTAAAGTATCTTCAAACATTTCATCTACCCAGATAAAACCTTTTACCTCTTTTACTACGTACACATCGCCTAGCATCTTTTCAATGTGAACGACTTTGCCGGCAAACGAAAGCATGTCGCCAACAGCAAGCCAATGGGGAGTTGTATCATCGCCGCTTTTCATTGCATACACAGTGTCTACGGACAAATCACTTCGAACACATACTGCGTCTCCGGGCTGATATAAATACTTACTCATTCATCTCCTCCATCATCGAACCAATCAGACACGCGGTCAGACATTTCATCCATCTTATCTTGCGCTGCTTTACAATATCGCATCGTGATTCTAGAGTCGCTGTGATTGAGTTTCATTTGAATCATCGTTAATGCGTTACCGACATTGCCCTCTTTTTCGGCCGTCTGAAGTGCAGCCATTGCATAAGTTTTTCGCATCGTATGCGTAGATAAATCAATGTCAAGGCCGCATTCCTCACCAGCCGATCTAAGGATGTGATAAAAGCTGCGAACGTTCAGTTTCCCATTTTTTCTACTGCGAAACAACCAGGTCTGCTGATTGATTGGTGATTGCTGTTCATCCTGATACTTTTTGAGGACGTCCACAGCCATTTTAGGGATCTTACAGACATTGCGTTTGCGGGTCTTCTCTTCGAAAAGTTCAACGTGTTCTTTCACAGAACCGTCAGTTTCATAAACGTCTGCTGTTTTCAAGCTAAGTAGATCGCCACAACGAACACCAAGACCACATCCAAGAACAAAGATTGCTTTATTGCGAAGTCTGAATTTAACATCGCCAGTCGAGCCAAGACAATCAACCAGCCTTTGGAAATCTTCTTTGGAGCGAATTGGGTCTGCCGGGGTTGGCTTGCGACGTCCATCATCGATGAACAGGCTGTTTGTTGGCTTTTTCTTTTTGCTTTTCTTACGAGCCGCAGTTACGATATCCTGAATCATTTGCTGCAGTTCGTCTTCGCTCATTGTAATGTGAGTTTCAGGACTCGTCTGTGTTGGGAACTGAACAAGTTTTTCTTTCTTCCTTTTTGCAAGCTCTGCCATTTCAAATCACCTCTTAAAAAATCCTCCCATATGAGAACCCATACTCTCTCCCTTTCTTTTTCGCTGTCTCATTGCACGATCATAGGCGACAGTATTGATACTAAATCCAGAACAATATTCTTTTTCGTAGTGTCGCTGCGGAATAAGAACCTGCTCTACATATTGCAATCGTTCCGGACAATGATCGTGACAACCAGGGCACCTCTTTGGAGAAACACACCCGTAGCATGGATTCTGCATTTAATCATTCCTTTACAATAGACTTTGGCAAACACATTCGTTATCGCAAACTGATTCAAACATGGAGTCGGTCCACCCAAAACCGAACTCTTTAAGTCGATATCCCCAACCGTTGTCTTCAGCCTCTTTGATCGTAAACACTATTCCTCTTTGGTGTTCCATGGAATCATTGACAAAATAGTGTGCGTTGTCTCTGTCAGGACCAGAAAGCATCGGGTATTTTTTATCCATGGCCAAGGTATTTTTAACAATAACCTTGTCGCCTGGTTTGTACATCATAGGACTCTTTTCCATTATGTAACCTCCTCCTAAAAATCACTTTCTAAATCTGTAGCTATATGGGCGAGGATTCTGATCACAAGAATAAAATTAAGCGAAGCGCCAGGATTTTATTCGAGGGATAAGAATACTCGCATGCGAAAGATTCATTCTGAGGCTAAGCTGCGCGAGGCTCTCGCCGAAGATTCGAGTGCAGCAGCCGAAAACTCCTGTATACTTCTAAACATCCGCCTTTGGCGCAATGCTCGCTCTTTTGGAACGATATGCAAAGTGATTTTCAGTTACGTAATCATCTTATTTATCTTCTAACGGCTCTTCATCTGTAAACACATGCTCACCCATCGACTCAGCGGTGTCACAGACAGCATCAAACAGAACATCACGACCAGCTTCCAACATTGCCTGATGGATTTTCCCTTCTGCCGCTTGAACGATCGTATCGCAGAAATTAAAGTCTTTCGGATCAATGGATTTGATGCCCATCTCTTCAACAATGTCTTTTACATCTTCTGGCCCCCAAAAGACCATAGCCCGTCTTTCTCGTTCTGGTACAGTAACAACGTCAATTCCAGTTGAGTAGTAGAGCATATCAGCCAGGTTTTCGAGCTCATCCAAAGAAGTCTCGCCATCCCGGCAAATCAATTCGACCATGATTAAACTCCTTTCTGTTATGCAACAACGCCCTCTTTTGGGCGAAGATCGTCTTTAAGCATTGCAATAATGTCCACGTTGAACCTCTTATTGTAGCGCTGAATTAGATCTTCGATAACATCCGGCTCAACCATGTAGTAGTAATTGATCTTGCCCATGAATTTCTGAAGATCTTCCAGTTCCCAGGTCCTGCCGTGACTCTTTGCTTCGACATAGTTCGTCAGAGCACATCGGAAGTTCTTAAGATTACGCCAGCCAACAGTAATCTGATTGTCTTTATTCCACATCAGGCCGAGACACCAGTTTTTGCTAGAGTGCCGACTTCCGTAGTGCGTCTTTTCGGCATTCAAAGTAAACTGTGCATGAATAAACTCCAGAGCATTGACAACGATTTCCTGGATTTCCATCGGATCAAAACTGCAATAGCAGCTGAACATCATGTCGTCCGCGTATCTGGTGTAGGTGAACTCGCGCTCGATATCGTCTTTCATCTTGTATCCATAGCACAGTTTGCGCGTGATCAGATGGTCAAACGGGATCATCATAACGTTGGTAAGCCACGGACTGATCGGTGTTCCCTGCGGCAGACCGCCATTCAAAAAGCAAAGATTCAGAGCCTTATCTAATTCCGCTTGACCGCGAGGATATTTCATGATCAGAGCAAACGGATAGATGATACTGAACATACCTTTGAGAAAATCAGGCGTCGTACTTGGGAAGAAGCCATGAAGGTCAAACTTGACTGACCAGTTATTTTCATAACAGACCGTTTTCTTTTCACCAGTCTCCGGGTCCGTTTTCGTTTTGACATGCCCTGCCTGATGCTTACGAACAGCATCAATGAAGCTTCTGTTTGGGATGTATGCAAACGCATTCGTATGGTAATCCGCAATCATAAAGCTCTTGAGCAGTCTCTGTAATTCTGACAGGGCATCCGAAAGCTCTTTATCCGGTGCATCGATTGGCCGCCAGCCGCCGGTTTTCTTCGGAATCTCGAAATGATAATAGTGACTCGGAAGATTGCTGGATTCGAGTTCTGCATATTTCTGATTAAACGCCGCCAGTTGATTGATCATGCTATCGATGTTTGTGATTTGTTCCAATCTTGGAGTTAAATTGTCGCGACAAATCGTCATAGTCGAAGTATTATCTCCGCCACGACTCAAATTGCTAATATCAGTAACTCCAGCCAAAATCTCTTCAAAAGAAATCTGCCGAGTTTTAGGAGGATTCCAATAAGTGATATACATTTTATGCTCCTCATGTATTTGTCTTATCGTGATCTAAATATGTCATGTGTTACTTCGCCTCCGTGGACCTCCATCTAGATTTCAGGCTCTGGCCACCGGTTGGCGACGGGATTCTGTATCTTCTAGGACTTGGGAACTCTTGGGTTTTGCCTCGCAATCCACGTTCCTACGTGCGATATGTTTCGGCGACTCACCGATTAAGATCACACTTTAGATCATCTGCGTGCACTCCCCTGGTACCTCGTCCTACCTTTTCGAAACACTCGGCTTAGCCTGAGTGCGTTGCCTTTTTCAAACAACTATTCATCACGATTTTATTTATCTACGTTAAAGCTTAACCGAACGACACGACGGCATTTTCCAGGTCAAACGGATTCACCAGGATCTGCTTTCTCAGACCTTTGCCCGCAGTGAAGTTGATAAAGTTGGCGATTGCTTCACATGCAACCAAACGAACGGTCGGTGCACAGCCCTGAACCACGCCACATGCAGAGATCTGATTCGCCGACTGAGCTTCCTCATGCGTAAAGTCCATCGACGCCGCCAGATTCTCTCGCTGCTTCTTGTCGGTCCAGTCAGCAGACCAGCACTGAGCGTCCGGAAAACCTGTACGGATATCAAACACGGCAAGCAACTCCGGATTGTACTTGTTTTTCTCCAGGAACTGCTTACGGATTTCGATATTGTCCACAGCCAGGAACGCATAGCCCTTGACGGTTTCGCCCTGCCAGCCTTCCTGCTTCAGAACGACGTCCTCCTTCGTTTCCGGATTTACGTTGTAGAGAATGTTCGCCAGCGCCTCCACTTTGGAATGAGCGACATCGGGCTGGAAGAACATCTGATTGACGATATTCTTCGGCTCGACCAGATCCATATCCCACAGCGTAAACTTGGTGATGCCATACCGTGCCAGAAGTTCAGCCAGCGTAGAACCGACAGAACCGCAACCGATAATATGAATGCGTCCTTTGATCGTTTCAGGGTTGAAGATCATTTCGATTTTGCTCAGATCCATTATGTATTTCCTCTCTTAGTCTTTACAGAGTTCGTTTTCGTACGGATAACAGCTCGAATTCCAGTTCTTTAAAAGCTCGTCCTGATTCTTCTGATAGTAATTCGCCAGATTGGATTTATTGCCGTTTCCATTTGCAAGTTTTGGAGCAGCACCACCGGTAACAGTTTTCATACATTTGCTTGCAGGGATTACCGCCGCCGGTTTCGTTTCTGCTTCTTTCGCCGGAGTTGCCGTTGTGGTACTTGCCTTACCAACAAATGCGCCTCCTGCATAAGTACCCGTGTTTGCACTGTATCCACCGGCATAAGTGTAGTTTGGCTTTTCGATAAACTTTTCCGCTTCTGTAAGAAAGCTTTTCATATCGGTATCGCCAATCGTAACCTTGACATCGTCGCCGCTGTAAATAACATTCTCTGCCATATCGACGACACGAACGTTATAATTGCGCTTCTTGTTCCAAATCATGAAGATGTAGAAGACATCATCCTCAAAATTGTTGATCATCTCCCACTGCTTATCCATGTCCACGCTGCTGGGATTCGTAGACATATTCACATGACTGTGGCCCTGAAAACGCAAAGCATTGAAGGTATCATCATCGAGCTCGTTCTGCCAGTTCGTGTACTTTTCCTGGTCAGTGTTTACCGTGGCTCCCGTGACCTTCTGCGGATAGACCAGAATCTTCGTGATGCGGAAGTGTGTCTTGTCAATGCGATCCACCAGACCATGCCAGGCAACTTCCGTATCGAAGTGATCGATCAACAGGCACATTTCATGGTAAGCTTCCGGGGTAAAGTTCACCTCAACAGCATTCTTAGCAGGCTTCGACAACATCTTACTGATTGACACCTTCTCGTTCTTCAGAACGTTAAGACTTGCAATCTGGGTATAAACATCAGTCAGAATATCATTGATAATCTTCTGATTCATTTTGATCGGCTGCATAAATCAAACCTCCTTACGCAACAGTTTTTTCCTGTTCGTTCTTAAGCATTTCGACAACTTCCGTCACGGAGAAACGGTTGCCATCCTTATCCTCAAGACACTTAACGTTCTTCTTAGGACCAAACAGCCATCCCATCATTGTCGAAACAACAGTAGAATCCGTCCAGTTGATATAAGAAGAAGACGTCTGGATGGTAGACAGAATGCCGATATAGTCGCGGGTTTGTGCCAGACCATTCAGCATTTTCTGATAGCCATTGAAACATCTATAGCGGTCAATATGAGGCTGAGGGATTCGATCTTCCATCAGTTCTCTGCAACCGTGCATATCGGAATCTCTTCTAGCTTCAACAGTGCAGTCGTCATGTAAAACCCACTCACAATAGACACGCAGATTGAACCGACGCTCTTTCCAAATCGCCAGAAACAGCTTTTTGGTGAGATCCAATCCGTACGGACTGCTTTCGTAGATATAGCTGGAAGTTCGATCCTGCTTTTCAACGTATTCCTTAAAGATATCTTCGTTGTAGTCGTTCAGATAGCAATTCACGCCAATGGAAAGCGTGGAGCGATCCTTGGCCAACACCGTGAAGTTTTTGTTTGACTTGAGGAACTCGATGAGTTCCTTTTCATCTTCGCCAGAAGTACAAGCCCTGTTCCTTAAAATCAGAAGCTTCATCTTCTCGTCCTCTACCTTCTTCTCGGCTTCGCGCAACTGACGGTCACGATCATCCATGTATCTTTCCGCCTGACTAACCGCATTTTCCTGGTCTGTAATTGCGCGAATGAAATTCTGATTGCAGAATCCCGTTAGCATACTCGTTAGCTTCTTGCCATAGAAATCGAACGAGTCATAGAACTTATCCAGAGCCGCCCCTAATTCCTTATACTTCTGTTCGCTGATCAGCTTCAGCACAGCCGTCTCGTTTTCATTCAGGGCGAAATCCTTAAAAGCCCAAGGGAAGATACGCGGCAAACAACTCGCCACCATTTGCATAACCTGAATCTTTTTCGAACTAGGAGCAAAGACGATGGTTGCCTGCTTAGTTTCATTCTGATAAACCAGAACGTTTTTGCTACGATCGATATACATGGCGATATCTTCGATTCGATCGTAACCGAGTTTTTTATAGTCCTTGTCGAACTTTTGAATCTCTGCGATCTGCTCGGTTGCATTCTTGTTGGGGATAAAAACCATCTGCATACCGATAATCATTTGCTGAAACGGACCATGAACCCCGCCAAAATAGTTCGCAGTGAGCTTAGCGTCATCAGCCAGGCGGATCTCCTTCTCCGTGATCTGAATCTGCATCTTATTCTTTACAGCAGCGCTTGCAGTAAAGGTGCCGACTCGCTGCTCGTTCATAAGAAAACGCAGGATTGAAAGAACCGTGTTGTCTTCTTCTTCAAACGAATTTCGAGATACGATCGACCCGAAATATTCGTTGCACTGATCTGATCCCAGCTTGGACTTAAAACCAGTGAATGCCATATTTACTTCCTCCTTAAAATAAGTGATTGCATTTGAAGCCCAATATTGGACACATATAAGCAGACTTTAACCGGCCTGCCAGCGGCTGCAATGCTACTTATCTGTTGTAACCAGAACAGATTTATTCGGACTTATTCAGAACAGGAACGCGCTTCGTTAATTACATAACAACCGCATTGTCCTGCTTGATGCAGGTGGTAAGAAAAACCTTGCCAGTGATCTCGTACTTGGCAACCATGTCGCCGATAGTGTTGTCCAGAGAACCACTGTTCAGGACGTTGCCGTTCAGAGAGGTCTGGCCATTGGAGTAGCTAACGCCACCCTCTTCCAGGCACTGACGGACGGTATAGTCCTCAGGAACCATGATGGTCTTGCGGTTGGTGTTGGTACCCACAGTAACGTTCAGCATAATATGTAACTCCTTTTTAATTTGAAAAATTTATTGTCGAAATGAGTGCCGGACGTATTGCGCTGGGACATCCGGCGTGGAACCAATGCTTTACCTTACCTGGCAGCGCTATTACTCAGCTGCGGCTTCGTCACCCTCGATGGTGATAGCAGCGTTCATAGCGGCCTCGTCGGCGTTGATCTCGCCCATGGCAGCAGCGATCTGATCCTCGATCTTGGCGCAGTTGACAATGGCCAGACCCAGACGATCACGGACCCACTCGTTGATGGCGTCAGCGGTCTTCAGATCGGCAGGCAGCTCCAGGCTCATGGTTGCAACCTTGGGAGCGGTGATGGAGTCCTTGGCGAAGCAGATGCCGTTGCTGTTAGCAGAAGCGGTCTTGCTGACCATAATGGCGCAGACGGGCTCCTTCTCCTTGCCCTCGCCCTTGAACAGAACCAGAGCCTCAGGACGGAACTTCTTGACCTTCTGCAGGGTTGCAATGTCGTATGCGGAAGTGATGAACAGGTTGTTGAACTTAACGATTGCCTTCATAATGTTTTCTCCTTTGTAATAAAAGATTGTTATGTAAACGAGCCGTGTGCCCGTTATACCGTTGTTTTTAATAGCTCTTCCATATCGGAAACAGCTTCGTCCCATGTGTCAGCCGATTGAATAAACTGGCCACTATCCGCTGACACGATTTCATAGTGACCGTTTACATACTTGATGATCATGCTCTCACCTCTTTCATCTGTGTATAACTTACTTGTTTGAATTGAAAATTAAAGCAGCGAACTGCAATAACACTCTCCAGGGTCTTCTACTAGAGTCCACCAATCATCACCGAGATGCTTTACCTTATGGAAGAAGTTGCCTCCACACAGAAATGGCTTAAACACATCCACGATTGGACATTCTTCAAAGGGATTATCTTCGTATCCTACGACCTTCCCTTGAATACCATAGTTTCGATCTTTTGATTTAACACGAGGTCCATCAAGAGTAACAACGTCTCCAAGTTTGAATTTATGCTTTTCCATAATCACCACGACAAATAAATCAGAGTATCATGAAGTTGAGCGACCGTCGAGAGAATAGATTTTCGCTGGTCTTCGTTGAGATTTGGATCGTCCTTTAGCGCAACCACCAAGAGACTACACATCTCGTTGTAGTTGAGCTCTACCTTCTGCCCTTCTGCGTTAAAGAGCTCCGGCGCTTCGATTTTAGCCAACACGCTCATATCCATTTGGCCAATCTTTGACTTCGCTTCGTTGTACGCCACGATTACTCGCCTCCAATAATTGCTTCTTTAGTGATGTTCCACGTATGACGGTAGCCCGTAATAGCGTTTTCAACACAGGCACTCCAGCCATCAATGTAGGTATCACGGGCTCCATCTTCGTCTTCCTCGTCGAAGTGTTCTTTCTTACACTCGTCGTATAAAGTGCTCATCCTTGCGTAAGCAGCGTCCCAGTTGTCATAGACATGTTCGACTCCGGCAAATGCCCACTCATCGGGATTCTCAACGCAGTCGTAAAGAACATAAACTTCCATAGTTCATTCCTCCGTATCTTGAACAGGATTTAATTCTTTGACCTTGTCTACCGCATAATCAACCACGTCGGTAACGTACTCAGTGGCGGAATTGATATTGTCCTGTGTAAACATATCTGCAGCGAGCATCTTATAGCATGTGTCTTCAGAAGGAAGAAATACGACACCAATCAAACAAAGAGATGTGAGAAAAATTCCAACCTTTCGTACCATGTGTTTCCGTTCACCACAAATAGACTCGCCATTATCGTTGTAAACACATGAAAAGATCAAAACACCTAGCCCAATAAATACGCCAATCGACATCAATCGACTCAGCGCATCGCTGACACTGATCCAGTAGAACACCCACGGACTGATAATAGAATTCATCTGGCTGCGCCCTCCTTAAATATGTGTTTTCTTATATTCAACTGCAGCTTCTCGCGGGTTGATTCGATTCCCAATCTGTTCAATGATCCACTCAGTATCTTTTTGACAGATACGTCTGACACGATCCGTATTGAAAAAATCACTAGCCAAATAGAATTCACACAGCCAATCGTCAATGTCATCGAGAGAGACGTTGATAATTCTACTGTGCCTGTACACATACAACGCACCTTTTTTGATGCCACTAAGCATTCTTCGTTCTTTTCGTTTCATATATTTACTCCATCACACATCGTCCGTGTCGGCATCTAAATACGCGAACACTAATGTAAGAATGAACTTTTGAACAGATAAACCGGCTTCTTTAGCAGCTTTCTGAATTCGGTCATACTGAGAATGGTCGATTCGGATAGTCAAGGTCTTTTTGCTTGCGAGATATTTTGCATTTGCTTTACGCTGTGCATCTGACGCCATTGTTTTTTTCACTCCTTTCGTTGATATTCGAATATGGTGCGCCCGGCGGGACTTGAACCCGCACGCCATCTCTGGCAGAAGATCTTAAGTCTCCTGTGTCTGCGATTCCACCACGGGCGCATATAAAATGTTCAGGCCGGATCATTTTGCTGTTTAACCACTGTTTCGTATTCCCCGCTATCGTTCATGAACTTTCATCATCGACAGTTTCGTGGCACCTGAACTCCCCATTTTGTTAGAGACCTAATGGGCAAAGCTGTCTTGCCTTGCGGCATGGAGCGACTGACGGGGTACGATCCCGCAACATTCGGAATGGAAATCCGACGCTCTACCAATTAAACTACAGTCGCATATAATTCCCAGCTCAATAAATCATATATATATGGTCTATTGGCTGGGCCCGGCTTACAAAGGCCAATTGCCAACCCTGTAGGACTGGAGCCGAGAATAATTGACAAGGAAACGTAAAAATGAGCCCCTTTCGGGGTGGTATCTCGCACAGGCGCGGCCGGATCTGACCGCTAAAGATCCTACCCATACGAGATTGGTGTCGGTAGTGAGATTTGAACTCACATGCACTTAAGCATCTGTCCCTAAAGCAGACGTGTCTCGCCTATTCCACCATACCGACTTATCAAGAGCAGGATTGCGTACCTGCTACGACTTGTTCAGTCACGGCGATTCACGTCTGGAATCCATGAATCACTTGCTGGAGAAAAGGAGACGTATGAAAGAGGCGGTGATCTCCGCCCTGGTGTTTCGGATGGGACTTGAACCCACATGCTTTCGCAGAAGTTTTTGAGACTCCCCTGTCTGCCGATTCCAGCACCGAAACATATTGCTCGTCTTTCCGAGCCGCCACACATTTTTAGATCTTGTGTTGATCTCTGGACACGGGTTTAACGTCTCCGTTCCGACGAGTCTGAATCAATGAATAAAATCGCTTAACCGGTGACCAGTCAAGGCGCAATCTCTTCTCAGACCGGTAATGCGCCAATTTTCTTTTGTGATAAGATAATTGAGAATCATTTCATCAGAATACGGAGGGTTTGTTTTTTCGAGAACTGAAACTGCTTCATTATATTTGGCTTCAGCTAGGCTTGTCTGTTCTTTTAGAAAGTCAATCCATTCCTTATCAGTCATCTAAATCACCTCTTATCGTAGTATATCCAATTCCGAGCTGCCACTGCTTGCGCAGGTTACTTCATATCGTTCAGTACAGGGATGCTGGTATCACCGCCGACATAAGTAGGAAGCTTACCATCCCACTTGCCGTACATCTGCTGCTGAATCAGCCGATCAGTCAGAGACTCAGAGATAACCTTGTTCGCTTCGGCTTCTGCATTCGCTTCGACAATCTTTGCTTCCGCATCTGCGTTTGCTTTAGAAATCTTGGTCTGGTTTTCAATCTCCTGAGCTTCAGCGTTACGCTCAGCAACAAAAGACTTATTGATAGCAGCCTGAACCGCAGTATCGTCATACTCGATGCCATCCTTCATACCGAGAACAGTAATCGTAATACCACGCTCTGCAAAGTATTCGGTCACATCTTTACGAACATAATCCATGATTTCAGCCTTCTTCTCAAGGATTTCGTTCATGGTGTACTTCGCACACTTTTCAACAAAGTCAGCTTCAACACGAGCTCGGATTTCAGTATCCATAATCTCAGAGAGCTGCTTATTGTTGTAAGAGTATAGGAATTTAACCGCATCATTCTCAGTGTAGATCTGAGCCGAACAGTTCATTCCAACCGAGAAACCGATAGACTCCTTGCTTTCAGCAGAGATGGACTGGTTGGCAGTGCTGGTGCCGCTCTCCTTGCTCTCGGACCATTCACGAGTGACAGGGGTCCGATTAACGATAACCAACATATTGTCCGGAACCCAAGTACCAAAGATGTCAGTCGGTGCCATGTGTTTCTTCGAGTAAGTAATGTACACCTGCTTAGCTGCCACCTTAGCCTCGGCCAGCATAGCCTCGCTCTCAAAAGACGCCTGATTTCCGCCGCCTTCAGAAAGAGAGATCAGGAATGCGGTTTCATGTGGTTCGATCGTGTACACTTCCTTTTTCGTACACCCCGTAAAGGCCAGCGCCATCACGATTGCACACGAAACCACGAAAATCTTTTTGAACTTCTTCATTCGTTCCTCCTTTTAATTTTTGAATAGAATATATACCACAGCTCCAATCGCAAGCGACAGAGCTACAGACACCGAAAAAGCCAACTCGCTAATACGGCCGTAAAGAGAACTTATGCTTCCCGTTGCCATTTGAACAAGCGAGATATGCCGCAGGAGCTTTTCGAAAATGGAATCGAGACTCAAAAACGAAACGGCCGTCACACAGGCTGCCAGCAATAAATCTTTATGTTTTTTCATAACTTACAACCTCAGAATCTAGCCACAGCTTTTGCCACTTCATTAAAGAACTTGTTTTCATCGTTCGAATACTCCGGTTCACGATGACAAAACTCACACATTTGAATTACTCCTTCTCAAAGATATCCGTGTACTTCGTGTACAGCTTACCGTTATGATAGTAGGTGTTATAATCACACTGTTCAATGTACCACCAGCGTTTCTGATGACCGGCTTTCAGAAAATCGTGCAGATGATAGATTGGCTCGTAGTTCTCGTCCACACGCTGCCGGAACGAAAGCTCGTCGATCTGGTCTGACGTTTCAACATAATCAGCGATTCCATTAATTTCGTCCTCAGTCATATCGTAGTCCACAACAAAGACCACACGAACGATTTCACCGCCAATGCGACAGATCTTGTCCAGTTCGTCCATACGATGCAGATGATAAACAACCCGATCAAATCTTTCAAACGGAAAAAGCATGATGTCGGGATCATTCTTAACATCATAATAACTGGTGTGCAGTTCAGTATTACGGTCAAGCTTCCTGCAAGTATCAAAAAAGTGTGCCCACCACTTCTGATGATGAGACCACTGCCATAATGGATCACCGCCGCCGGATACGGACACCCAATTACAGTCGGCGCAATCATTATAAAGAGTAGACCATAATTCATCACGGGAAGAATACTCCCCTGTCGGCGTCATCTTGAGATTGTTATTGCGGACGATACACTCAGGGCAGCTGTAGTGGCATCCGAAGTTCGTGATGATGCTGAGATATTTGTCATCCATCTTGATTTACTCCTCCACTTCAAATACCATATAATACATGTGATTATCTTCACCGTTATCAACCGCAGCTCCGATAACATACTCAGGATATGGAGTCAGAGCACACCCACAGAAGTCCGCATAGGAATCGGTATTGATTCGCGTTGCGTTTTCATACCGTGCAGCTTCATCACTTGGCATACCATCAAAGAACTTCTGATAACTGCTGGCAGCGAAATCAATTGCAGAGGCTCTTGACTGAAATGCTTTATCGAAACTTACTGATTTGTAAATGTCAACCTTTTCGTTGGTATAATCACTTACGACAATGTACATCCGAATCACTCCTTTGAAATAACCTCGACCTCGTCAACATATTCATTGTCGTCTGATGTCAGTTCTCCATTTTCCCAGTTTTCTTCTGCGATTGCTCTTGCTTCATCCTCAGAATCTGCTTCGATATACGCCGTGTAATTCTGTTTCGTGCTTACCGTGCAAAGATACAACATTGTAATTTACCTCTTTTTGATTTGTTGATATTCGTACACTAATATGGTGCGGCGTGAGGGCTTTGAACCCACGACTACTCGGTTATGAGCCAAGTGTTCTGCCAACTGAACTAACGCCACAGAGAGGAGGATTTGACCATGTAACAGCATCGGCGATGCGCAATGCGACTTAGCCGCGTCAGCGGATACAACTAGGTACATTTTGTCTTCCCTAGAGCCTATCCTCAAAGGCTGCCCTTTCAAATTCACTCTCCGCCAGCCTGGGCACCGACTAGGCTAGACCACAACTCAGGTCATCCAATAGCCTACTCACAATAGAGCCACACAAGATCACCAAGGGAGCTACCCTATCGCAGCATGGATTGTTATTTTCGGATATAAGCGTTATGGGTATTCGTAGTCGGAAGAGGAGAACTCAAACACCCATGGTGGAATTGCGCCACCCCAGCTGCCAGCGTACTACTCTACACTAACAGCATCGAACCTAGCTGGAGCCCAACAGAATCGAACTGTTGTACGACCATCGGCCCCATATAAAAGCAGGGTTATCGTACCTGCCCGGCGATTTCAGCCACGACAACTTAGAAATCGGAAAATTGTGTCAAGTCACACAATGAAAGGAGGCGTCTCCAAGTTGTTTGTCGTGCAAGGGAATGCGAAAAACCTTACACACTGGTCCGAGTGACCCGATTCGAACGGGCGAAATCTCTAGTTCCCAAAACTAGCGCGATACCAGCTTCGCCACACCCGGTTATATGCCGGTCTTTCCCGGCTGTCAGTCCCAAGGACAATGGAGGAAAGTAGATAGCTTAGATATTTGCCGCCACTGCCTTCGCAGCTTCCTTAAACACTTTCAGATTCTTGTCAGAAAACTGGAAAATTTCAGGAGTGCTTTTAGGCGGCTTGTTATGAGTGCGAACATACGCTTTACGCATTCGATCCATTTTCGTGACACCAATCACATCGTAGATCTTTGCATATGTAATTCGATACCCGATCGTTTTGTCACCCAGTTTTTTAGCAAGAGGTTCAATGATCGGTAACGTAATGCTTGGCTTGTAGTGATAAGCTTTTTTCTTCGGCTGTTCAACTGCAGGGGCTTCAGCCGCCGATGTTTCAATCTCGACTGCCTGAACTTCAGCGACAATCTTAATATCATGACCGCCCGGATTTTCAGGAGACATCGTCTGAGGGAGATCTTCAACCTCCTCGACCTTTTCTACGGGTTCAGCTTCTTCTACCTTGTGTCGTCTTGGCAACATCTCAGCAGGAATCAAAGCCGGTTTCTTAGCGAGAGAACTCTTAATCCCCTTTTTGAGTTCAGCGTCATGCTTTTCGTTTTCACACCGATCCTTCATAATCGACATGAAAATCGATTTGTACATCTCGCTGCTCTCGATGATATCCAGGCCGCTGATGTTCTTGATGTCACCCTTGTAGCCGACCCGCTCAACATACGCCTTTCGTTCATCCTTGAAATACCAGCCATAATTACGGCCGATATAATCATAAGCCTGTTTCAGCACTGCATTCAATGGCAAGCCAGTCATGCGAGCGATAGAGTTGCCAAGCTTGTAAATCTCAGTCCGCCATTCGCTGCGTCCCTTGTATGTAGTGCTGTGGGTTTCCTTTGCATCGGTTTTGGTGGTCTGCTCAGGCTGCTTCTGCAGTTGACCCATCGAGCTAAGCTTTCGTTCCAGCTGCTTGCAGATGAACAGCACATTGTCGAGAGCGTTGCGATCCTGCTGGCGTGCAGCTTCGAGAGCGTCCATTTTGGAATGAATCTCTGTTAGGGTCTGAGTCATCCGATCGAATCGCTCTTGACGTTTGATCTCAGCTTGGTTGGTCCTCAGCGATACGGTTTCACCCTGCATCAGAGCGACCATCACATCCCAGCAGAAATCAATGAAGGCGTTCGCCTTTGGCTGCTTGCTGTAGCGGCAGATCTCCATGACGCCACGCAAACTGTAAACATAAGTTTGACGCATCTGCGTGTGATTTCCGACCTCAATTACCAAATTGGTAATCGAGCTCAGTGCGTCAAGCCGGTCAGCATAACGATCATGAATCTTTTTAATTGCAACAACAGGAGAAGTATACTCCAGCGCTACACCAATCTGTTCACGGGTCATCCAGAAATCATCCTGCGCCCTGCTGTGACCTGCCTGCGGATTCTCATAGACCTGAATCTCCAGATCGCCGAACTTCCTTGAGGTCGCTACTTTCATTTCTACATTCGCATTCATTTTTGTCCTCATCCTTTTTGATTTTTAACTGTGTACATATTACTTTGTTGTGATATAAATCATACACGCTTAACAACGGATTGTCAATCGTGTAAATGACCAAATCATAGCAAGACATTTTGTTTATATTTGTTAGCTTGTCACCACCTTCCTTATTATAATGGGGGTTGATTTGTGATCTAAATCTGTGTGTTACTGGCTGCCTCAGGTCCGTTAGCCGAGCTCCTAACCTGGAAGGCGACCCTTATGATTCGTATTGCCTCTCTTGTACCAGGATTTTCCTGTTTTGGTTGTCGTACCTACGCCGTTCTTGCTTCTGGATGACCTCTTCAACCATCCACACGCCTTCAACGGATCTAATATAGCTGCAGATCGCCTGCGGGCGGTAGGCACCACATCTTACCTTTGCGTCACACTTGGCTTAGCCTAAGTGCATCTTTGATTAGCATTTACAGTTAAACGCTTATCATTGATTATTCATCACAAATCTGTCATTGCTCATCATTTCTCCATATCGGAGGGCCAGTTTTCATCATAGTTCTTCAACTCGCTTTCATTATAAATCGTTGATTGACTCAAATTGAGATCTAAATCTGTTGGTTGCGGGTTTCTCTCATCCCAGTTACCCTTAAGGTACCTGCAGACACCGTTGGCCAGATGTCAGCGTGAGTTCGAAGATTGGACTTTTCAGTGGTCACAATCAGGGCGTTTGCTCACAAGTGAGATTATTTTCCATCCTCTGCACTGCTCTTCTCGTCCACAGGATCACGTCGACCTCCTGTACGGGCGCCGCGGTGGCTTCCTCCAGGGGATACCTCTTTCTACCTTTGCGATACATTTGGCTTAGCCTAAATGCGTTGTATTGAAACAACTATTCATCTCAATCTGTCTGTCAGCACGATATCGTACTATGCAGAATCGTCAAACTGTTTCATGCTGGTTCACCTCCTTGCGATTGTTTCGTTGTATGTCGTATGTTCTCTAAGGTGGCTAGGAAGCCCTGTGGCGGCGTTTCTGTGTTTTGCGTAATTTTTTTCACCGCAATACTCAAAAGCGCCACACAGAGGCTCTCAGACCGTTCTCGCGATGTTCTGTATCATTGAGCATCATCGGTGGTGTTGGAATTCGACCACATCGAGACGTAAAACACAGCTTCACCGAGATCCGACTTAAGATACCCCTCCAAACCGCCAATAGTGTTTTTGATCTCGAAGGTCACCTTGTCGCCGTTGATCTCGAACAGATGACCATCCCGCTTACGCTTGTTACGACAAGTGATAAAGTCCTCACCAGCCGCACCCCTCTCAAGCTTGATCCACTTGGTCGGAACCCGAATCAGAACAAACGACGAATCGTCACCGCTCCGAATCGAGAACTGATCGTACTGCTGGATCAGTTCAACGAACTTGACGGGGGTAAATTCATAACGGCCGGGCTCAAAATTAGTCATAAAGGGTTTCTCCTCTCTTTCTTGCTCTTCTCCTGCTTCTTCTCTTTCGCTTCTTTCTCTCTTTTCTCCCTGATGGTTCTTTTCCCCTTAACAATCCTCTAAACTCCTATAATCCTCTTTTCGCTCAATCATCATAATCACTTCAACATCCATATCACATTCATTCTTTTTACTTCCCAAACTTCTTCTCGCCAGACATCGCTGATCGCTCGCTTGGCTTCGAAATCGAGTCGCTTCGCGCTTGGACTCCGCCCAAACCCGTGTGTTGCGCATCTTTGTTTTTTCTTGACAATTATACAACAAATCGTCATTTGATGGAATGTAAGAATGTGTTACTAGCATTTCGTTCAATTGGTTAGCGTTTTTAGCATCGTGTCATCAAATGAACCTGATTTGCCAGTAATCGTGATAGTCATAGCCAACGATGTCAATGGTGCTCAGACCTCTTTCGATTCGAGGTTTAGTGGATTCGTTCCCGTCAACATTTGTCCATGTTTCGAGCTGTTCTTCGTAACGCTTATCAGCATTAGCATTCATAGCACAAATAGCTTCCTGGTATGTTTCGTACTCTTCCACTGATGCAATATATGGCGTACGGTTGTCGCAAGTGTAGACATTGATTAGGATATACATAGGGAACTCCTTTGATTAGAAACTTCGCTCATATACAGAACCATCTTCGCGAATGATCGTCACGTTTTCCAAGCCGAAGTTATATGCGACAATCTGTTTCGCTTCGACATAATCGCGGCTTAGATAAAGAAGCTTATTACAATCACGAATACGCCGTTCGTAATTTGCCCGTGCTGTAACTTTCCAACCGTCGAGTTCTTTGTACATGACGAACTCACGCATCGATATTGACCTCCTGTGACTCAATGATCTTGGGATGAATTAAGTAACATTTAAATATATTTAGCCAATGCGAATCAGCCCTGCTCCAGCACCCATCTTCACACCGATTGCGCCGAACTCACTGAATTCTGGCGTATTGTAATTGACGGCATAGACACAAGGACACATATTTTCAATGTCGTCCCAATCCATCGGCCACTCATCTTTTTCATCACTGACATAAAGCAGATTGTCAATGACGCCGAGCTCCTGATGGAATGACCGGATCACACTGTACACAAAGCAGTCATACTGTTCTTCGAATTCGTGGACAGCTGCTTTTTGTTGATCGTCCAGAGCGTAAAATGCGCCCCAAGGCGGCTCACTGGACAGCCGTGTACCGTCTTCCTCGAACAACTCAATTGCTTCATGAAAGAATCCAAACGCCTTCATCCGCTTGATAGCTTCGGCGCGCTTCTCTTCGATTGATACTTTCATCAGTTATCACCTTCCAATGATGATTGATTTGATAGAATTGTTAAAGTAGTATCGGTCGCGGAGCGTTTCCATACTGTCGATAACCCTGTCGAGTTTGTTCCAAATGTAATACTCGTAGTTGCTCATCTGACTGACAGGAGTTCCAACTAACTTTTGAAGTAAGCCAGCAACATCATCATCAACAAATTCCAATCGGGATGCTGCTTCGCCCCGCTCCCAAACTTTGCTGCCATGAACAGCCACGTCATATGTAACCAAAATTGATTTCATTATATTTCGTGCTCCCCTTTTAGATTGCGACTGTATGTAAATAAGCCGAACTACCGCGCTTTGGAAATGCTTTACGTTTGATTAGCGTATTGAAGATTTGATAAGCAACCTCTCTGATATCGGCCTCGCTGCAATCGCATCGATATAAACAGTCGTATTTCCATTCGGTCGTCATTTTTTTGAAGCAATCATACTCAACAACGCGGTGATTACCGGAGTGTGAAATATACGCCACTGCATAGTATGTATCGAAAAACATATTGTCATCAAACAGAATTCCGTAATACATATCATTCAGGACGAAATCATGTGCGCCGGTTTTTAGAATCGGTTCATTTGGAATCTGCTGAAGTCGTTCCAGTTTGTTCTTGTAATCAAGATAGGATTCCACGCATTTGATGGGGCGCGTTTCCAGATATGACACCTTTTCTTCGAGCTGTTTGATTTGCTCTTTCAGTGTGCGATTGACCACATAAGTCGGAATTGACGGCAGCTGGAGTGGCTTTTGATAAGGGTATCGCCGTACCATTTCACCGCCTTCGTTCTCAAAGATGCGCTTGAGTTCGTTCTGGATACGGACTACGTTGTACATCCAATTGTTATAGAACAGCAGCTCGGCGGGCTGTCCATTGATTTCGGTTTTCACGGCTGCGTTCTCCTTACTTGTTAGACTTGCACTGATACTTGCGTTCAATCATTTCGGCTTCCACCAAGGTCATACCGTGCCTCCACCGAATGTCAACAACGGATTCAACCCAATTCCCGGTCTTACGATTCTTTACGACACGAACTTCCTCAACGTCTCTGTGAATCTGTGTGCCGGGTTTCGGGAGATAAGTCAAAACGGTTTCCTCAGAATGTTCCAGATCATATGACCCAACAAACGTGCAATCACGCTTAATCAGATCAAAGATCTTTTTGCGGTTCTGTTTAGACAAGTTTCTCACGGCTGCTCTCCTACTCTTCGAGTGTGATATCATCGTGACCAGCGTCTTCAAGCGGTTCATCCGATGCTAGTGCAATGATTTCATCCATGTTGTTTTCGACCAGATATTCCCAATCTTCCAACCGCTGACTGATAATTGCCGTCGCCTGAGCAATGACTGCGCCCTTCGTAATGCACTTACAATTACACTTCAGAGCCAGAATCAGATCGTCAAATGTGACAGGATCGAGAATCGTATCGCTTGGAATCATGTCCTTACCGAGTTTCCAGCTTGCCATAATCAAAACCTCCTGAACTGTACGAACTTGCCGTCCTCATAGCAAGGCGAGTAGCACTGCGAAGTACAGTAATCATTCACGAATGTAGTCACGAAGACAGGTTCGCCCTGAATAATTACCGCTTCCGGCTTCAAGTTCTCAATTTGTTCTGCCGCCTGCCAGGCCATATCCTTTACCTTGATAGATGCGTCCGTAGGGAAAATCGTAGGCAATGGTCCATCATGAAGAACGCCATCCGTACACAACTTGCGAGCTGCATCGAGCTGGGCATTGGACCACTGGGTGATAGAAAGTTCAGTCATGTTTAGAACCATATTTTGCAGCCTCCTCTTTTGCATCAGACCGTACCAGAAAATCAGAGCCAATCAGATCAAACTCGATATCTGCATCGTTTGACTTTCCAAGGCAGACCATAAAAGCATTCGGCACATCAACGAAATTACAGACTGCAATCTCGTTATTGATAAATGCCGGCGAACCAGCCAATGCTTCACACATACGGTCGCGAAGCTCCCACGTTTTTTCATCAGTTTCGCATTTAATATTCAGAACAATCATATTGCTACACTCCTTTTATTCCATTTCGATTGTGACACTGTTATATTCAGGGGTTCGATGCATCACATCAGCTTCCCACATCTTGGCACAATCATAGCTGGCGAATGCACGGCGGACCACCTTGAGCGGGATTTTGCCATTGTTGTCGGCGTAGAATGTGATCTTGTAATGCTGGAGCCGATAGCCAGCGTCTGCATAATCACCCATGTTGCGGCTCCTCTTCTTTTACTTCAACAGAAGCAATCCATTTTTCAATGTTATATTTGATTCCATATTTAATATCTGTGAAGTCATAATTAAGGGCTGTTCCCTCATAACCATCCTTATAATCTATGCCTGATACATTTTTCTGTTTTCTAACAGACTGATATTCCTTAAAAAGAACGTCGGTTGCGGATTCAAAATCGTAATGACCAGATGTCGCATAAGTGCCTTTGTTATACCATTTATTGGTTCGAGAATCTTTTTCTTGAACCCGTTTCATAACAAGATAGATGTCCATAGCTGTAATATGTCCTCTCCTTTCGTTTTTTAGTTGCTACGTATGTAATGGATGTGGTTACGTCTGCCTCGGTACCACCAGTCGCCCGACATCAGAAAACGATTCGTACGAAAAAATACAGCGCGATTATTATAGGGGCGATAACCGTGCTGTTTGATCTAGATTATTTCAAACAAAATATATTAGCTGTGCGTCAAAACAGTTTGTATCGCCATCCCATGAAATTTCGCTCAGTGGAGTAAGACGCGACCCTTGCACCAGCTGCTGTGCCCGCCATCTGCGGGCTACGAAGTTTACAATTCAAGCTATAAACCCTCCTTTCGTTTAGTTTCGCTCATTCAAGTAACACTCTCTAGTCTACTTTTATCATCAATTTATCAGCGTGGCCTTTGCATCAAAATCAAATCAAATTTCACTAGAGCCGTGGAGCGCCCTTCTGTTTACGCTGCTGCGTTCTGGGCTTGGGACCAGTACCAGTTCTGCAGAACCAGTAGCCGCATTACACCCCGGCGGTGCGCTATTGCACTACCGGAGCGCCCTCTGCGAATATTTTTTTGTTATGATATCATCCGCGACTTCGTTATGTATATAGGGAATTTCTGGAAATTGCTTTACTTATTCGCCGCTGCCGCATCGTTTGTAACGCGATTATGTATGTTTACTTAAAAAAATATCGCAATGAGAATCATAGCTCCCACTGCGATCAAAACGAAATCACGAATCATTTCGACAGTATTTTCTCCGGCGGTTTCATCAGCGGCATTCAACCACTCCGCAAAAGTATCAATGATTCGATTATAGCGTCGGAAACAACCGAGCTGATACAGGCCACATCCGATCTGATATGCTGCACCAATAAGTAACAGCAAACTGACCGCAATCCAAACGATAGGATGCTTAGACAATGAAATCTCCCTCCATTTGATTCAGTTCCAGGGTTTCGCTTTCGGCTCGTAATGGATGTTAGCGTCAGCGAGCGCCTCTTTGTAGATAGCAATCAGCTCAGTATCACCAAACATAATTGCGACCTCTAATGCGGATTCAATTGCGATGATTGCCATGGAACATAACCTCCTTTCATACTGCTGTGCTTACATGCTATGCTATATGCTATGCTTACAGTCTAACGAAATTATCAAGATAATAGCGAACCCCATTCATGATGAAGTATGTCCGCCCTCTTGCTGTCGTGTAGACTTTGTACGGACCTCGCTGCTTACGTGTTGACCCAGTGTTGATAGCGACTTCGACCTTATCATCGACGCCGTTCTGAACACCGAGCAGCTCAACGCCGCCCCAGTTGGTAAGGGGGAAAACCGCAATCGGCGGCTTTGGTGGGAAACTTTCGCGCATATTTGCACCTCGCTTTCACACCGAACATATCGCGAGCTCGCTTCTTCATTAGAGAATCCTCGAACACAGCAAACCCGCCTCGATTATTGATTGATGCAACGAGTACGGTGTAGCGTTCAAGTGTATCCCATGTGATACGCTTTGACTTGAACCTGTTGTACTCTTTATAGCTTGGGAATCCTTGTCTTGCATCTACGAAGAATTCAGGAGTTAAATTCAAATCGGGGACTTCAACAATGCGAATAATTTGTGGCGCACTGTATTCTTGTTTCAGGACGACAGCGATGAGCATATCGTCCATCTCGTAAAACTCAGTCAGGATCATGCGTACACCCCACACTGAAAGAGCTTCTGACCTGCCATCCCCATCACATCAGGGAAAATAATCGGCATCGAGTAGCCCGCGATTTCGGCAATATAGTTGGTTGCCCTTTCGTTAGCAATCTCCAGAGCCATTTCCTCTAGAGATTTGCCGTTGTATTCGGCCGGGTCGTACGGATCTGCGTCAGGCCAGCCGTCCTTGCAAACCGCTTTCAGTTCGTCCTCGGTGATATCATCGGGAACATGAATCAGATTCAAAACTCGCCATTCGCCGTCTTCGACAATCACAAAGATATTCCCTGCGTTGTCTTCGTAAAACTCATTCAGAAACACTGCTTATACCTCTTCCTGCTCACTCGGCGGGTTACAACTTACCGCTCATAATGCCCATCACGGGAACACGCTGACCTTCGCCCTGTTCGTACACATGGGCTTCAGTTACGTTGCCATTGCCGACTTCGCGCTTGGCGGTTTCAAAGTTCTTCTCAGCCTCGGCGTAACTCTTGCAGGGGTATTCCATTTCGCCCATGATGGGATTGTTCCACTTGACAACAAGGACGTAGGGAGCTTCTTTGATTGCCTGTTCATAGCGCTGTGCCTTGGTGGATTGCTGGGCTCCGGCGGACTGTTCCTTGGCGACGATTTTCTTGGCCAGATTCTTCAGCTCTTCAATCACATCGGCATTCAGACGCTGCTTGGCTTCTTCGGCGCGAATCATCTCGGCGATTTCATTCACATCCGCCATTGCTTCATTCTGCATCTTCGTTGCCACTTCTCCGAGAGAGTGACCAGAGTTTTTAGAAGCGATGTTGAGATAGCGCCACCATTTGGTGATAGCGGAATCGTAAGCGTATTTGAGCAGTTTCATGTTATCCATTTTGTTTTACCTCTCTTTTTGTTTTATCAATTGGCAGCGAATTCCATTTCAATCCTCTTCGGCGGCGCTTTCGCAGTCGCACCACAGAACATCCTCGATAATGTCGTTCGTAATATCGGCCGGAGTTCCGTTTACATTCATAATAAGAGTCACACGCTGATTTTCGTGCGGGGTTTCTTCCCATGATGCATAGGAATACTGCCAGAGATCGCCATTGGAATCTTCAACTTCAATCATCTGGATGCCGCTGGGGAAAACGACTACGTTAGAAACATAGCCGCTCATGATGTAACGGCCATCTGCGTTTGCGTGAAGTGCGGGGTGGTCAATTGCGGCGGTGGCCTTAACGCTTGCGGCTCCCATGCAGAGAACACAAATCAAGACGGCGATGGTTTTCATAAATGCTTTCATATTGCTTACGCTTCCTTTCAGTCAGTGATTTCGAGATAGGTCAGAATCGCCATTGCTACAGCGATTACGCCGATGATTACGAACGGGAAATAGGATTCAAACCAGAGATACCAAGACATACTAGGCTGCCTCCTTTTTATTAGCACCAGGTGGGTGTTGCGCACCGTTCACATGCACGCTGGGATTCAAACCAGCGCTCACACGCTTCACGGTCTTTCAAAGGGAAACGGTCAATGACGGTTCCGTCTTCCGCGTGGATTTCGATACCAATGTGACCATCCGTGTCGAGGAGATACTGTTCGGCGTACCAGTCGCCGATGTTCATTTCGTTTTTCATACCGCTGTGCTCCTTTGCATTTCAAATTTCTGGGGCGGTATACTATCTTCCCCGTGACCGCCAATCGCACGGCATAAAGAAAAGAGGTAAAAAGAAAACGTCACATTTTTGGTGTGACGAGTACGCTAATTGATTATAGAATTATTTTCATTTATAATACTAATAAGAGGTGATAACTTTGAAGCCAAAATTAACCTGTTCAAGGCCAAAATGTAATGAACCTGTTTTTCAAGATGGACTTTGTTATAAACACTTGTGTCGCAAAAGACGCGCCATAAACAAACGTGAGGGTGTTTTTATTAAAACAAAATTTTCAAAGAAAGAACTTAAAAATTCTGACAAAATAACCTGCTTGAATTCAAATCTCGATTCAAATTCGGATCTCAAAATTGGTCCAAACGGGCAATGGAATCATGGAAACAATAAATAATTACTTATGTTTGCCCGACTTAATCGGGAACTGAGGAGTGAGAGGCCGACGATCGCTGTTGTCAAAATTCAAACCCATCCCTGTGCCGTCCATGTATGTTTGCAATGAACGATTGAGGGTTTTCTTTTTGCCATTCATTTCAACACACTCTCCATAAAGAGAATAACTGAGCTTGGAATATTCGCTGGTACTCATGGACGATTGACTGTATTTCATTTTGAATTTTTTACGACGAATGCAGTCAGGATTGGATGCTTCTTTATACCAAATCTCGGAATCTTTTTTCATTTCATCCCGATCTGGGTTTACCATTTTGGTTTCCCAGTTATAAAGTTTGACACACTTGACTCGTGCTGCATCGATGATATGCAAAACGATTTCCTTGCTGGGCATATCGTCCCATCTGGTTTTCGTTTTCATATCACGGTGCTTGAGTCGCATTTCTTTCGTCTGAGGGTTAAAACGCGGCTCTGCAACAAATTCATAGTGGCCAAAAGTGCCATACAATCCCATGTACGGCACTTTGCATCCGTTGTACGTCATACCCTTGCGATTGACACACTGAATGACTATTCCGTTTTTGTCCTTGTACATCAAAGACAGCTCCTTTCTTCTCTTTCGGACTCTTAGTTCAAAGCCCCTGCGCCACGTCAAGGCGTTCCGATTGTAGGGGTAGGCAGTTTAACGTCATACCCAGGACACTAGATATTATTTGGAGTTTCATACCCGGCGGGGCTCCTTTCAGCAATTGAATTTTGCTTCAATCATGTACATCCATTCTTTCGATGGACTTTGGATGAATCCTTTGATATAGACTGGATCAGTTCTACCGTCTATTCCAAGCAAATAGCACTCCGGAACGCTTCGTGGAATCAAATCGCTGTGAAAGCAATATTCGATGTTTCCACTGTTGAAATGGTAGACGAGTGCTACTTCCCAGATTCTTTCTCTTTGTTCGACAGGAAGAGCAGACAGAACGTTCATGAGCATTCCCTTAACCCATTCTCTTGAATGGAGTTGTTCATACAGGTCGCGGAAAGGCCCGACGTCGCTTGCATCTATGTACATTCTCATGTTCAACGTCTCCTTCTCACTGCTGCGCTTCTTTGACACCGTTGAATGCACGACAGATAAGGCGGTTACCCTTATAAAGCATAACGGTGCGTTTGTTTTTGACGCGGCGCTCGAAAAAATCGAACGCAACATCTTCTCCGTGAAAACTTCCGACCCACGCCGGTTCGTAGTCGTATAAAACGACTACAGTGAAATTCCGGTTGCTAGGGGTTACACATGGGCCGATTGCATCGACATATTGCTGGCTTGCTTCTGCTGGGTGACACCATGGGGCAATAGGTTTGTCTGCACGAGTGATACCGCCGACTCTCTTGACCTTGACAGCGGGCTTGCTCTCAGGACGAGAGTACATGATATACCCATCTCTTGCGTTCTCGACGAACTTGACTGGCAGACCGGCGCTCAACATCTTGAACACCGTGTCGTCGTCCAGCTGGGAGAGTTCTTCGCCGCTCTCCATAGTGATGTTGTACAGAGTGCGAGTGATGACCTCGACGTCTGCGTTTGCAAAGTCGTGGGTCAGGTCGTAGGCCATCTCATCGAGCTGATAATAACCATGCTCACGAACACGACCGAAGCCGATGTTCTCACGAATGATGTAAGGGCAGGACATAACGACAACCTCTTTTCTGAGTGTGCAAAATGCGCCACACTCTTGAGCGCTACGCATACCGCGTTGGAAAGAGGCCGCTTTGAACGGTGCGACCTCGAAAGGGTATCCGCTGTATGTATTACTGCTCAGTCTTAGCAAAGAACTTGCTCTTGCTTGCAAAGTCGTACTTAGAGGAACGTGCCTTGCCATCGAAAGACAGACCCTTGGAGATGGTGACAACAATCTCGTCAATCATAGCCTTGTCGCCGATACCCTTGACAGAACCCTGTTTGGCGCGATTTGCCGCAATCTTGAGATACTTGATATCGCAAGACAGAACATTGCAGTTGGCCGCCAGTTCTTCGGGAAGCATGGCGTTCCAAATGGCCTGGAGCTGGTCCTGGCGCTTGTTCTTGTTGACAGGCCCAATGAAGCAATCCAGCCCCATCTCTTTGAGAGTTTCTTCCACTTTGACACTACGAGTCATCTTTGCCGCATCGAGGTCTTTTGCGGTCTCCTCAGAAAGCATACCGTTGAACAGCATAATCAGCTTTTCGTAACGGCCATCGGCGCAGAGGGTTACAGCCTTGTTGGGCATAGGCTCCCCCTTGTCGTTAGTCTCAACAGCGTTCAGAGTCTGGTAATACTTTTCGAGGGTCTTGAACTTGATGAGCATTTTTGCATCCTGAGTAGACAGAGCATTGGTCTTCGGGTCAATGGAAATCTTGATGCCCATATAGTAGGGATTAGGAGTGTAGGAACGCCACATTTCAGCGCGTTCCATGGCGCAGAACTCAGCGCACTTTGCATCGCAAGCGGCCTTGTTGTTGCTTTCGACAGCCTTGTTGAGCGTGGTAGTAACGTTCTGAGACTCCTCAGCGGTCAGAACCGTCTTCTGGTCGTTCAGAAACTTCACCAGCTCAGGGATGGTCAGTTCGCTCAGCTTGCCAGCCTTTGCGATTGCATCGTAGTCAGCATAAACTTTCAGCATAATAGTTACCTCATTTCTTTTTGTGTGTGACGAATACGGTTTTTGCCGTTGGTGATAGTTACGTCCGCCCCGGTACTATCAATCGCCCGGCATTATGTAAATGGTCACAAATGTAACCAAGTCAGGTTAGTTTCTCCTCTAGGGTTCCAAACCCATCAAACAACTGTTATTCTCTGAGGCTTGTTAATTATCGCCATCTCCGACTTTGGCGTTTTCCATGCCCTACAATGGTAGCTCTGACCGCATTGTAACAATTCCTGTTGTGTTATCCTCGGAATTGCCTGTTATTCAGTTTTCAAGGTACACCGCCCCCCGCACTTTCTCCCACGTTCTTGGGAATTATGCCAGTAGTGTTTGGCCATCGAGGTTTGGGCGCACTAATTGCTCAGATAGGAGACCCATGTTTTGGAATGGCAAGGCATAAACCTTGACCGGAAAACCCGGCGCGGTATAAACCGCCCACATGGGAAAATCCAAACTTTGCAATTTTCAAGGTGCGACTACTCCCCGCGGAGTGGGTGCCGTTCCGGTGTTTCCCGCTCCCCTTGGAGTGTCTACATTATAGGTCATCTATTTATTTTTGCAACAAGCGCACAAATGGCAAAATCCACCGCCCACAAAAACGGAATGGGAAGTCGCCTATATATAAATAGGTATAAATTCCGTATTCAGGGACTAAAAAACAGGTTCGAATAGCACCTTTTAACGGAAGGTACGATTCGCCGAAAACCCGCATGATTCCTAGAAAAAATGGACGTCGTCCAGGGGAATCCGGGGGGAGGTTAAAAATCGGAAGTCGGCCCGCGCGAAGCCCGAAGGGCTTAGTTGTTCTATCTCCCCATCCTTCCAAAAACGCTCCGAGTCCCATCTCTCAATTCTCATATCTGCAACATTCGTACATTCCGTTTACACCATCTACATCGATCGCCATACGCTCATAAATAGCCCTCTAAACACCCTCAAACGTCTCCAGAACCACCTACGAAAAGCACCAGACAATCCGCCCAGATCACCCAGTTGTCCCATCACAAAACGCTCCGGAGCTTCATCCGGTAAATATCGTTGATACGTACTATTTCTACGTCAATTTTATGATCTCTTTTTGCCCAATTCCATTATATTTCGCTGTTTAAACGCTCTAAAAACGCCCCAAAAGCGCTTCAAAATGCCTTAATTTTGTTAATTTTCAGTTCAAAATGCTATATTTTTCTTGTTTTTTATCAAATTTAGTTTATTTTTACAAACTATAACGCCAAAAACTTTTCTCCCGGCATTTCTCACAAAACTATTGCTATTATGACGCTGCGGGTGTATAATAAGGTATAAAAGAAAGCCCGCGTCTGCGAGCTTCAAATTTCAGGCCATTAAAGTAAGATATACACAGATAAGACAAAACGGAGGCCACTTACATAATGAAATTCTATGATACCTCTGCCCTACTGGATCTCCCGCCCGACACATTGCTTGCGCAGCAGTTCCTAATTGCTGACATCACTCTCTATGAACTGGAAGATATTAAAACCAGTGGCAAGAAGGATGAAGCCACCAAAGCTAAAGCTCGCACCGTCACTCGCCTGCTCGCCGAACATCCAACAGCGTACACAGTAGTATCTATTGACTACCAACAGTTACTCTCGATTCTAGACGGTGTCCCAGTCAAAGACAACAACGACGGAACGATTATGGCTGCTGCCAGATGGTATCTGAATGAGCTGCAGAACAAACTGGACGAAACGTTTGGAGAAGTCTGTGATGTTGGATCTCTTGTAACGATTGAAGATTATCGAAAGCAAAAAGCCGAGATTGACTCTTTCCGATTTGTTACCAGTGATCTGAGCTGCTTCAATCTAGCACAGCAGGTTATGAAACTGCCCTGTGAGCTGTCTCTTGATACTGACGGACCCCACAATGACTACACTGGCTGGACAAAGATACCCATGGATCAGGGTGGTGCAGAAGCAATGGCTATGGCCTACTCTAAGGATGCCGAACAAAAGAACCTGTTTGACACTCCAACGAATGGCTACATCCTAATTCCGAATGCTGACGCTGATGGAAACACGGTAGGACTCCGCTGGGACGGTTCTCGCTATGTACCTATTAAGTATAAGAAAATTAGTAACCGTTTCACTGGCGACATCCGTCCCCGCAATGACCAACAGAGGCTCGCTTTTGATATGCTGCAGAACGACGATATCACCGTGAAGATGCTGGCTGGTACATTCGGCAGTGGCAAGACGATGCTCATGGTGTCCTCTGCTATTGATATGATCGAGAAGCACAAGTTTGACAAGCTGATCTGGATTCGCAATAACATCGAAGTTAAAAACACTAAGGAACTCGGTGCACTTCCTGGTACTCTACTGGAAAAGCTAGGAGCAGCATCATTCGCTGGACCTCTTGCTGATCATTTGGGTGGAGAGAGCGGCTTGGAGTATTGGATCAAGAACGGACAAGTAGAGGTAGCTCATCTCGGCTTCATCCGTGGGCGCGACTACAAGAACGCTATCTTGCTAGTATCAGAAGCAGAGAACTTGACAAAGGAACACATTCAGCTGTTGCTTGGCCGCGTAGGCGAAGGATCTATGTTGTGGCTCGATGGTGATCTGAAGCAGACAGACGAGGCGGTGTTTGAAAATAATAGCGGTATGCGCAAGGCAATCTCGGCTCTGACTGGAAATCCGCACTTTGCTTACGTGTATATGCCAAAGACAGAACGCAGCGAAACGGCGCAGCTGGCAGATCTACTCGACTAAGGAACCGTGCCAGATGATAAAAGTAAAAATAAGCGGCCTGAAAGTTGCGGACTACTTGTCTTCTACCGATGGATGGAACTATGACGCACTTGATAGCCTCGCAAAAGAATTGTGTGACCGCTATCGAGAAGCCGAAGCAGAACAGACACTAGAACTATTCAAGAAGCACATAGAAAGAATGAGTATACTACATGAAGCCGATCCTTTTTCTATTGATTATATACGCGACCAGATTGATTTGATAATTCGCCCTCTGCTTCACCGTAATATGACAATGCGTGAGTGGATACAAGTTAATAGTTTGACCTATCAAATCGTAGAAGAACTACTCCCCTCTTATCTTGATAACATGGCTACAGTGAACCAGATGAGAAAAGAATTTAACAGTGTTGCTACACATCGATATTTGATCACACCATTTGATAAAGGATATCCGCATGGAACTAATGAATGAAGCTAATTTAAATATGTTCTGGGCGATTGATGAGTATTTGACTTATAAGCTGTCGCGATACTTTGGCACCTATATTCTTCTACTTGGTTTAAAAGACGATTCAGGTTTCCTGATGAATTTTGTAGGCGGCAGAGGTGGAGTCGAAGGTCATTTATATAAAGAAAAAGGTCCAGCGGTATTTGCTTTTATTGACGACAATTACAAGATCCTACGTAATGATGACGCCAAATGGATCATTGATTTAGCCTTAAAACTATGTGAACAATTATTTGATTGAAAATAAAACACTGCGCATGCAGTAGGAGAATGAATATGACTGACATTATTTTATCTGTCAAAAACAATGAAGCAGTGGTGTCCAGCCGCCAGATTGCAGAAAACTTCGGCAAGGAGCACAAAGTCGTGCTTCGCGCAATCGAGAATATCAAAGCGCAAAATTGCGCTCTGACCTCCATGTTCTTTGAAGCTACCTACACCTCCGGGACAGGCAAGGCGTACCCCATGTACCTGATGAACCGGGACGGTTTCAGCCTGCTGGTGATGGGGTTTACTGGTAAATCAGCGTTGGAATGGAAACTCAAATACATCACAGCATTCAATGAGATGGAGAGGCGGCTTACCCAACCAAAGCAGTTATCCAAAACAGAGATTTTATCTCAAGCACTTTTGATCGCTAATGAAGAACTTGAAGAAAGCAAAAAGCAAATCACAGCCTTAACGGCAAAAAATGCAGAGCTTATCCCAAAAGCAGAATTCGCAGACGCAATCAGCGCGTCGAATGCAAGTGTTCTTATTGGTAGTTTCGCTATTGTGCTAAAGCAGAATGGTTGCGACATTGGCCAAAACCGCCTGTTCAGATATTTACGCGAAAATGGATATCTCATCTCACAGAAGGGCGATAGATACAACACGCCAACACAATGGGCTATGGAGATGGGATTGTTCGAGGTTGAGACCACCCTTTTTACCACAGCTTATGGTAATGCAAAAATTTCTTACACCACGCGAGTCACTCCAAAAGGACAGCAATATCTCATTAATAAACTTGTAAAAGAACGCGATTCGAATCTGATGGATGTAGTGTGATAGAGGCTTTACAAAGTATGGAAAAATTTATCACCCCACGCGGCGGTGGCCGCACCTATCAAATATGTAAATACGCGATTGAAAATGATTGTGACATTATTGTGCCAACAATAAATCAATTTGATTACATCGTCAATACGATACAAAAAATATGTTCTTCTTCTGATGGGGAATTTATCTATTGCGGTGTTGATATTGATAAGCACACGGCTATAGTTGACGTTGCAGTGTGGAATGGTCGGCGACAAATAAAAATCTATGACGCCGGAGATCTTTTTGTTAAATATTTTTGGCGTAGTACAAAACCAGTTGTGATCGATGATATAGATGAATGCATGAAACACGTTATTGGATATCGCACGATTGCCGCCTATTCTATGGGTACATATGCCCCTACAGACGTAGCTTTTAAGCTAACGCCGCAAAATAATACTGAGTGCGTTTGTGCCAGTTTATTGTAAGGGAGGCGCAAATGGTGTTAGACCCAAAAATAAATCAACTTCTTAGATTAGACTTGAATTATGATGTCCCAATTTCTCACAGTGATGATTTTAATATTGATTTTTCAGGCGACACCAGTATCGTTTTGCCAGATAAAGACACTTTATTAAAGACATCATACGGAGATGTAACATGGATTGATTTATCAGGCACATCGCACACGCATCGAGCCAGGATAGAATATTACCCACATTACAAGATGGCCTTTTATGATCCTGAAGGTGGGCTGAAGGATGAGTGTTATTGTGAGTCACTTCTGTGAGGTGTAACACAATGGATCAGATAATAAGATTTGAAAACGGATCAAGTATAACGTCTATAAGAGAAACAAACGACAGTGTTTTTGATTTTACTGGATGGAAAAGTCCGCCAGCTATTAGCACCGGAATCTACAACGAAGCGCATCGCAATATTGATTTGTTCTTAAGGGAATACGAGGAAATACAAGAGATGAGAGTTTTATTTGTAAGACCTGAAATATACGACGTTGTTTGCAATTGGTATGATGGTCTATCTGACATACAGAAACATCGCAAGAATACTACGATCTGCAAATCTATTGCTCAATTTCGCGACCAATTTAATAAAGATAAATTTGGAGTACGGTATACAACATTCTATTTTGACCAAATGTTTTCTGCAGAAACAATAACTGAATATTTCAAAGAGCTTGTAATAGTGTATGGTGAAGAAGATGCACGATACATTTCCGAGGCTATGAAAATGCGGACAATTGGCATTGGTCAGTTGATGTACCGAAATAACTTTGATTGTTTTAAGAATACATGTATCGATCCAAATTGCCTTGACGAAATAATCCAAGAAGCATTATTAGACGGACCTGAATGTTATTGTGAGAGTTTGCTATGAAAAATACTATCAACAAATATGATCACGATGAAGCCTTTCAACGAGCTGCGTTACGATTATATGTTGAGATTGAAAAAGAATTAAATATTGAATTCGATAGTTTTCGATTCGAAGAAGACAAAGCAATACGGCAGCATAGAGAACAAAGTGCAAGATTCATAAAACCGTCAACGTCAATAAAGGTAATCTTAAAATACAACGGGGTTGAGCGGGAAATCACTGGATCTCTAGCTGAAAAAATATACGACAGATATATTGATCTGGTAGACGAAGAATTAAATCCAAACGTTTGTATTTGTGAAAGTCTATTATGATAGGAGGCAAAAATGTTCTTAACCGGTTACGATATCGATCCTGGATTTTACAGGCCAGATCAAACATGGACCGCTGTAAATAGTTCATCTGATATTATAGCAACAAAACAAGATCTTGCAGCTCTTGAACAAAAAATAGAAGAATTACAGAAGAAGATAGATAAATTGACAGGACCCTGCTATTGCGAGTCTTTGTTATAAGGAGGTTTTATATGAACGATGATTCAAAATATCCTGTAACACTTGGTGAGATTATTGAGTTTATGGGTAAAGCTTATGAGATCGCAAATAATTATCCTGTGACTGTTGAAGAGCTTATTTACGCTATGCAGGTATACGCAGAATGGCAAGAGAACGTATGTGACGCCGATCTTGAAGAAACGTTATGGATGGATGATGGAACTCCCATGACACCAGCTCTTACCAGATATTTATACCATCAGATGTATGGCTTGAGTGATATCTACGAAAACGACGAGGAGGATGGCGACGATGAGTGATCGCAAGCGTGACAAAATTTCAAAAAGTACATATATGCGTGAGGCCCGTAAGCAGCGTATGATCGAAAACCAATTTATGCAAGAAATCGAGAAGGCGCAAGAAAGCGATGAGAGACAGCGACAGTCTGAACGGCGCAAGCCACGGAAGTATGATCGTTGGGGCGACGAAGATTAAGGAGGCAAAGCATTATGGACAAGGAACCCAAAAGAGATGAAGTGCCGCAGGATGACATCGCTGAGATCCGTATCCACTCTATACCGCTGATGGTGCTTGTTGCTGGTGCTTTAGGAACAGTTGATTTTGTTGATTGGATATTTACAATGGCAGAAATGCTTGTGATATTCGTACTTACATATCAAATTCTGGGGCGCGTACTATTCACAGCGTTGGTAATCACTCCGATCTTGGTTGTTTTTATTAGCAGATGCTTAGAAAGTTACGACGAGATCATGTATGGAGATGACGATGATATTGACGGCGGAGACGATGATGATCCGCACTTTGGGGACCATTTTAATAATCTAATGAAGTAAAAGGAGTATATACAGTAAGATGTTTTCGCCTCCACTATATTCTGTTTTGAAATTCACCCTAAGCTATATTGTTACCCGTGGATACAACTTCAAGTTAAGTAAGGAAGAATTGGAACAGCATATGGTGCTGCAAGGTGACGACATGCTGTTCCGACAGATCCGTTTGATTTCAGATGATTACGGTAAATATCAGCGATTTATTATTTTCGTTGACGCAACGGGTGGCCAAAATAATCCTATTGCTATTGATCATTTGGTTGAACATGGTTTCAAATTTAATGGACAACAATATTTATTCTGTGAACGTAGTGCCAGTATGGTCCGTCAAAGCATGCTCAGTTTTGTGGAACGGCATATTTATCCAGAGTTGGACCGGCGTGTTAGCATGGAACTTGACTTTTCTAAGACGCCAACTGTTTTGAGTAAATATTATGCTTATCGTGGTCTGATGCTAAGTAGTTGCCATTGCCTTGAAAACTGGTATCCAAAAATGATTGTTGTCCCTGACTACATGACGACAATAAAGAATCAGTGGATCGAATATCTGATTGATAAAACTGTTACTTTTAAAGATCGCAAAACAGGGAAAGAACGCACTTGGACACAAAAAGACATTGCAACAAAGACCGTCGATATTGATATCAATGCCTTCGATGGCGCAGGTATTTGTCACCCAAGTATTATGCGTGAATTTGAAAGACGAATTGGAACTTCAGAGCGAATGAATAGTTTAATTCTACGGGCTCCATACATTAAAGGCTGTCTTCATGAAATTGACTATGAACGTTTCTTTGAAGAAAATGGAGTAACTAAAATCAAAGATATCTGGGGTATAGAATATGATGTGACTCCTGGCAGCGAACCGATGATTATTATCACCGCGTCAATGTATAAAGGCTTGAAGTATTTCAAAAAAACTGGTACATATTCTGACTGGGAACGATATTGGGAACTTTTCAAAAAATATGATAATTGTATTGGTGTTGCAAAGTGGAATTTCACATTAGAACAGGAGCCTCTTTCAACTCGCAGCAATTATCAGGTTATTCAAGATCTGCAGCTTGATAATGATTCTTTTAAGCACCTCGCAGACGACAGCATTACCTGGTATGAGAATATTGTTAAAGGCGATCCAATTTACACCTATTGCTTCTTAGGTTTGCTTGCCGAAAACAATGGCCCAATGAATCACTATATGGCTGCTGCTCTGCGCAACCCTGAAATGGTAAAAGAGCCGTCGATTAAGGATTATATCCATTCCCTGCTCGATAAATACCGTAATGAGATGAAGTGCGGTCGACTTTGGATGAATGCGACTTTCAAATTCTGGGCACCAGACCTTATCGCGCTGTTGCAGCATATTGGTGGTCTTCCTGTAACTGGGTGCCTTGAAGATGGTGAATTCTACAGTTTTGATCGTCGTGGTGTAATGAGTGGAGATCGGTTAATCGAACGCAACCCGCATATTTCAGTCGCTGAACATGTGAAGGCAAAGGCTGTAGATAACGAATACACTCGCAAGTATTGCAGTCACCTTCAGAACGTTGCAATGGTAAATATAAAATCCATCGTGGCTTCCAGGCTTAACGGTAGTGATTTTGACGGCGACTTGGTTTTAATTATCGATAATCCATTGATGATGAGTGGGGTACCTGACAACCTAGCAATTACGCTTGATACAGAAGATAAGATCACGGCGCTTGCAGAATGTGACACCGTAAAAAACAAAGTCGCTTGTACCATTCGTGGCTTGAAGAGTTCAATTGGCGAGATTTCCAACTATGCAACTGCTTATCACAACAAGGTTCCGACGATGGAGAAGACGAAGAAGCTTTATCATGATAATATTTCGCTGCTGAGTATTTGTAACGGAAAGGCTATTGATTATGCCAAAACAGGAGTATTGTATCCGGTTCCACGCAACGTAGCTGCTTACGGCCGTCCACTTCCCTATTTCATGAAGTATGCCGGTCCCTATTATGCACGGCTTCACAATTTAAGCAAAGCGCACAGCAACATGAATCTACTTTGTATGAGCTTGGAACGTTGGGAACGTGGAGTTCGTTGGCGTAAAGAACCGGCTGGCAGCTTTGATTGGCACATAATGTTTGACGACGCCGTAGGCTATGATCAGGCTGTATTTGATGAGATTGAGGGTATCTTCTTAGATTTTAACAAGTACCGTAAACAACAACTTGAATTCGAAAAGAAATGTCGCAATTGGCAGCTCTATAAGAACGACCTTAAGGATAAAATCACGAAAGAAGAAGCTAAAACTTATGAGACAAACTGGCAGGCAATCTACAACGTGTACCGCAACAAATGCAAATTGATCTGCCCTGATGTACGTGAACTTGCCAACATTCTAGTTGTACTTTGCTATGAGAAATATCCAAATAAGTTCAAAAAGTTCCTATGGCATATGGCTGGCGCTGGCGTGGTTGAAAATATCAAACCTATTCCTGTGCAGTTGCCAATTCACGACCCGAACGGCGAGTATGAATATCTTGGTCAACGATATAGTTTAGCTGAACCGAGAATCTATGAAGCAAGAGTAAAGTAACAAAGGAGTTTATCATGTTTAATCTATTCAAAAAGAAGAAACCACAACAGGAGGAAGCTCCGCAGCAGATGGAATGTCCCAAATGTGGAGGAACAATGACGCTGACAAGCGGGCTGACATATAAATTCCACTGCCGGGGACAGGAACTTGAAGCCTCAAATGTCACCGCCATGAAATGTGCGAATTGCGGTGAGATGATGTTTAGCTGGGACGAAGCTCAACGTATTCAAAAATTCGCTCATGAATCTGTGGGCTGGGAGGATGAAACGGAATGAGTTATCAATGTTTTAAGACAACGATTGTCGCTTTGATAGCTATAATATGCTTATGCTTAGGTATTGGGATTTGGGCATCTATTCCTCATAAAAATAATGCAGGCGATAAAACTGTTTATAATGGAAGTTCTCTGTATAGTATTTCTAATACAAAACTTATTTATGATGAGAATACAAAAGTTATATATTATTGGCTGCACAATGGATACATGGCTCCATATTATAACGAGAATGGGCAGCTCTGCCGTTACATTGACGGAAGTATTGTACCAATCAAGTAAGGAGGTTAAATGGCATATACGACATTTTATTGCAATGAAAATATGCTACTTGAGCACTGGCAGGACTATCATGAATCAAACTTAATGCTGCGGAATTTATTAAAGAGGACAACCCTCTCCCCTATTGAATGTGCCACGATCTATTATGAACGAATGCGCAACCCAGAGTCTGTCAGTTATGATCGCAGTCACTTGATTCAGATGTTCAGTCGTGGCCGTAAAAACAACGCACCAATACTTGACGTACATCAAGTAGTTCTTTATCAAAAAGATCTGGATTATATCACCGAGGCGCGACGCCGATATCATATCAATTGGGTACAGCTCAGAGTTTTATTTGGAATCATCTTCTTTTGCCGACTATATGGAACCAGCATGGTAGCCTTAGATACAGAATTCAAAATGAAGCGATTCGGTGGATGTTTTGAGGAACAAACAGAAATCACATATTGCAGTGGGCCAAACTGGGACGATGGGTATAACGCTGTTCGAGGGATGCGGGAATTATCAGACGTATATCTCCTATTGAATAGGACAAGCACGGACGATATTGGCTGTTTATATACATATCCAAATTATTCACTTGATAAAAACGACGTTATTGCGTACACGTTTAATGTGACGCTTGAAAATAATCGACTGAATCTTAGCCCTGTGGTACGAGAATTATTTAATTCGAAAGAATGTTACTGTACGGTGTGCGGTACACAATATATATCGCAAAAGCCAAATGCTAGTTTGTACTGTAAAGACTGTGCAATTAAAAAAGAGAAGGCAAGGCTGGCTAAAATCAGAAAAAAGTAACGCGATGCACGAAATGAACTTTGTTTTCTTAATATATGAAAGGGTATAACTCTTTCCATTTAAATTAAAAAGGAGTATTTATATTTATGATTGAAATTACTAAGAATGAAGCCACTTATCTGCGCAAGGTTATTCCCAATGTTCATATTACTCGAACAACCCATAAGTGGTATGCCGAAGAAATCAAATCTGTTCTCACTCAGTTGCCTGGCAATGTTGAAGCTGAAGAAGCACTACGTGAGCTGAATCGAACTCAGCGAACCATTTCGAACTTCGAGATTTAACGAGGTGTCGAATGGACGAATTCAAAAAGAGAGACGATGAATCACTTGATGAATACGGGCTACGTATTGGAACTGCTTGTGATGAGCGACGACTAACATGGGAGAAGGCCGCAGAGTATCTAAATGACGCCACCGGCTATGAAAACGGTGAGTGTACATATCGTAAGAAATACAGATCGTGGCGAGCAGGCTATGATTATGCCTTGCAACATGTACATCAAGATCAGTTGTCTGCCGAAGTCCAACGAATCAAGGTGGAGCAAGTAAAAGCACGAGACGAACGAGCTGCAGCTAATAAAATCTATCGGGATGTTGCTCGTGCTGAGTCCATTCGAGATTTGATTGCCAAGACTGTAGTTCCATATGATAAGAACGATTTCTTGAATGTTGTACAGTACGAGCATAGCAATCACGATGTGATCGTGTGTTTGTCCGACTTACATACTGGTGCCGGTATTGATTCTGCATGGAATAAATTCGACAAAGAAATTTTGAAGGCGCGACTAGAAAGTTATGTGGCTCAAATTTTTAACATCATAGCGCGTCACGCGGCTGAGAAGATCCATGTACTGTTACTGGGTGATCTTATTAACGGACACATCCATGTAAACACTCGCGTACAGAACAACGAAAACAGTATTGAGCAGGTCATGACAGCTGCCGAGCTTGTAAGCAACTTTGTAGCCGAGCTATATGAGGTGTGCAGGAATATTGACGTGTACGCAGTAAGTGGCAATCATTCACGAGTCTTTCCCAACAAAGACGAACAGGTTGCTGGAGACGAACTTGAAGCGCTGATTCCTTTTTATATGAAGGCACGACTACAGAACCTACCTGATATTGACATCAAAATAGACAAGCTTGATCCTACATTTGGTGGGTTTAAAGCCCGCAATAACTTGGTGATGTATGCACACGGAGACAAGGACTCCCCTGCTAATGTTGTTGAGCACTTGACACTGATGGTGAAACAACCAATCGACATGGTATTCCTTGGACACCGTCACACAAATGGTATGACCACAGTGCACGGTACGAAGGTCATTGAAAGTGGTTGCGTGTGTGGCACTGATAGTTATGCCGTCGGTATTCGCAAAAACGATGTCCCGCAGCAAGTTGTGGCTGTGATTGATGACAATGGTTTGGAGTGCTTATACGATTGTAAGCTGGAAAAGCCAGCAAAGATAGTAATTTAATAGATTTTAAACGCTCTAGGCTACATGCCTGGGGCGTTTTTATATGTCGCAGGTGACAGCGCCGGTGTGCTGACTTGGTTCATACCCAAAGACAGAGTGGATCATCCCCACTACCTGCACCCATGAAATCAAATTGAAGAGGAGGGTTTTGAATTTAAGAGATGGAAGAAAAATTTATAAAAGATTTGGGAGGCGATTACTTCTACTGCTATTCCTATCGCATGGCTTTATTTATTCGAGCTATGGGATATCGATATGAAGAAATTGGTGAACACCCATCTACGGGTTCTGTATATACACAATTCCGCAAAACACAAAAACTTAATGAAATCTTGAAACTGTGGGATAAATTGAAGTATCGCTTTGACAACATGTTAGACGATGGAACGGTGGTGAAGAATTATGGCCAGAACTGCCGTTGAAAAGAAACAACCGCGCATTAAAGTGCCGCCATCTTGGAGTGGTGGCAAATGCATGTGCTGCGGGAAAATCTATGACGTGCGTAAAGGTAATTTCTCAAAAACGAAGAGTCAATGGTACATGGGTAATGACGGATACCTCCCGTGGTGCAATGAGTGCCGTGAGAAGATGTTTGAGTTTTATGTTAAGAAGTATAACGATGAAGATGAAGCGATTGACCGTCTGGCTATGATGTTCGATACCTATGTAAATGATAAATTGCTTGATGCTTCAGAACATTCTGTGGCATCTGCTTTAAAAATCAACACCTATATGGGGCGGCTTAATATACGTCAGTATGCAGATAAATCTTATGACGATGTAATCGACCAGAAGAAAAAAGACGCTTTGGCTACTGGCGATACGAAGGGAACAAAGGTCACTCTGAAGATGAGAAAATTCTGGGGTACCGGTCTGGATGAAAAAGATTATTTATTCCTTGATGAACACTATCAAAATCTTATCACTAGACATGAATGTAAGACGGCCGCACAAGAAATTCTGTTCAAACGCATTGCAAAGGCAGAACTTAATTGCGATAAGGCTGATGCCACTGGCGACACAAAGAAAATAAAAGAAGCAAACGACAACCTGCAGAACCTGATGGGGTCCGCTCAGATCAAACCGAATCAGACGAACGATAACGCATTGGCTGAAACTAATACGTTTGGAACACTGATTCAAAAATGGGAAGAGGAAGAGCCCATCCCAGAACCGTCACCTGAGTGGCAGGATGTTGATGGTATTGGAAAATATTTTAGAGTATGGGTGCTTGGTACCCTGCTCAAGATGTTTAATCTGAAGAATCCTTATCAAGATGAATTTGATGAAGAGTTCGAACGATATACTGCTCAGAAACCATCGACCACTGAAGATGACTCGGCTGACGGCAGTTTACGAGAGACGATTTTCGGCCCTGGCGAAGGCGGTGGTTCGTCTTGAGTAAGGAAAAACTGACAGATAAGGAAGTCGCCAATTCGAAATCAGAAAAGATAATGAATACTGTTGCCGTTCGGTGTTCATTCTATAGGGCTAATCCGCAGCGATTCGCAAAAGACTGTTTGAATTTAAACTTAAAACCATTTCAGCAGTTGCTTTTATTTTTGATGGTCCGATGCACAGGTTTTACATTTATCGCTGCCCGCGGCATTGGAAAGTCCTTTTTGACTGCCGTATTTTGTGTGATTACCTGTATTCTTTGGCCCGAAAGCAAAGTATGTATCGCGTGTAAAGTTCGAACGCAGTCTATAAATATCCTTGATGAGAAAATCATGAAGGAAATATATCCAAACAGTCCATTGCTGCAATCAGAAATAAAAAAATGGGAAATCAATAATCAGAAGGCAGAAATCTTGTTTAAGAATGGCAGCTATATCAAAGTTGTCACTGCAAATGATAGTTCACGCGGTTCTCGTGCCACTGTTCTTGTTTGTGATGAGTATCGCTTACTTTCTAAAGATGTTATCGATCTGATTCTGAAAAAGTTCCTAAATATTGTTCGTCATCCTGGCTATCTTAATAAACCGGAATATGAGCACCTAGCAGAACGAAACAAAGAATTTTATCTTAGTTCTGCATGGTTCCAAAACCACTGGAGTTATGAGAAGTGCAAGGATTATTTTGTCAACATGATTGATCAAAATAAAAAATACTATTGTGTTTCTTTTCCTTATCAGATGTCAATCAAAAGTGGGCTACTTCTCAAAGAGGCTATCGAAGACGAAATGTCTGAATCTAGTTTTTCCGATTTGACGTTCGCTATGGAAAACGAATGCAAGTGGCTAGGCGCTACCGAGGGTGGATTATTCCAATTCGATGATATCAATAAAACTCGTGTCATTGAAAAAGCATACTATGCGCCAAATATCGTGCTCTCCTCCGCTGCGGCAGAGATTCCGAAAAAGAAAAACGGAGAGATCCGCATTCTGACCGCCGATATCGCACTAATGAGTTCCAAGAAAAATGATAACGACGCGACCAGTATCTTCCTTAATTGTATGATACCAAACAAATCAGGTCGTTATACCAGTAATTTCGTTTACTCTGAGAATATTGAAGGTATGAGCGTGCAAGATCAAGCATTAAAATTGCGTCGCTATTTTGATTATTTCAATTGCGATTACCTTGGGATTGATGCTCGTTCCGTTGGTATCCCGTTGATTGATTTATTGATGCGTGACATCTATGACCCCGAAACTGGTGAAACGTATTCTGCAATCAGTTGTTGTAATAATGCTGAAATTGCTGACAGATGCTCTGATAAAACAGCCAAGAAGGTCATTTGGGCCATCATGGGCAGCTCTCAGTTCAACAGTGATGTAGCTATAGGTCTGCGCAGTGGTTTCCAACAGGGGCGAATTCACCTCTTACAAAGCGAGTATAGCTGTGAAGATCAGCTCCGAAAGCTCTACAAAGGCTACGATAAAATGTCACCAAGTGAACGAGCCGCTCTGCAAATGCCGTATATCAATACTGGTCTTGCAGTGAACGAGCTTGTCAATCTTGGATATGAGACAGTAAACAACGTAATCAAGGTCAAGGAAAAATCAGGATGTCGTAAAGACCGTTACTCTTCCCTGTCCTATAACTATTATATCGCGCAACAGGTTGAACGTGGTTTGGAGAAGCGGCACAATAAACCAAAGCTCCTTGATTTTAACTTCCGTGCGCCGGTATTAAAGAAGGGAGGTCTGTAATGGCTAACAAAAAAGATCAGAAGGTGGCCGTCACAAATCCTAAAAACGGCCATACTTCTTATATTACATATTCTGATTTGCTAAAAGGTGTTTATGCCAATCTATCTAAAATTGGTATTCGTAATCTTGAGTCAACATCAGAGACAAATCCGACATATACAAAATATACGAAGGACCAGATTATCACGTATCTTGGCAACCCTGCCAGCTACGAAAAGCAACTTCGAAATATGAGCAAATACTTGTTTAATATCTCGAACTACTATCGTCGGCTGATTCAATATTTCGCAAATATGTCTACGTTTTCTTATACGATTGTCCCATATGGCTTAGACCGGTCCAAGACGATCAACAATAATAAATTTAAGAAGGCGTATTACTCTAGTGTGGCTGCTGTTGAACTGATGAACTTACCGCACGAAGCAACAAAGATGTTTACGATCGCGTTCCGTGACGACGTTTACTACGGCTACGAGTGGGAGACGAAAGACAGCGTTGCTTTCCAAAATCTTGATGCTGACTATTGTAAAATCAGCAGCATTGAGGATGGCGTATATAATTTTGCATTCAATTTTTCATACTTTGATTCAAATGCAGATAAACTGCCGAATTATCCGCCTGAATTCCAGACGATGTATAACACATATAAAACAAACACACAGTTGTATAAATGGCAGGAATTAGACAGCACGAAATCGATTTGCATTAAAGTGAACGAGCATGATTATATTCCTATCCCTCCATTTGTGAGTCTATTTAGCGCTTTGGCCGACATCGAAGACTATCGTGCAATCAGTAAGAATGCCAGTGAGACGAACAACTACAAAGCATTAGCTATGGAGATTCCGCTCAACGAAGACGATGGCTCTTTTTTAATTGACTACGAAACTGCAAAAGAATTCTACGATATGATGAGCAACGTATTGCCACCGAATATTGGTGCAATTTTGACCCCAATGAAGCTCACTGATTGGAATTTCGATCGCAGCGGTGTCAACAGTGATACAGACGAGGTCGCAAATGCAGAAGCATCATTCTTTACTAAAGCTGGTGTAAATAAAATTCTGTTTGGTGGCGGCGAAGATCCGTCTGCTTCTACACTAAATTTGTGTACTGTAAACGACCAGGAAATCGTGTTTGCTGTTATGCGACAATTAGAGAGATGGGTCAATAGAAAACTGAAAAGCGTGTCTAGTTCTTATAAGTTCCGCATCAACTTCTTACCTGTAACACATTTTAATATTGCGGAGATGCACGAACGATATTTGAAAGATGCAACCTACGGAATACCAACCAGAACTGCCGCACTGGCGACCGCTGGTTATGCTGGTACGGATTATGAGAATATGACCTATTTAGAGAATGAGATTCTGGGTCTTGGCAACACCGAAAAGCCTCTTACCAGTTCAAATACTCAATCCGGTGCAGTAGCAGGAGACGAAGGTGGACGTCCAACAAATGCAAGCAAGGGCGAAGGCTTGTCCGATTCTGGCAATGTAACTGCCGATAGACAGGAGGAGTGAAATGCAACAAGAAATATTTGAAATTATTGTGCATGGCTCTCACGCCGCCGGGATGGCCAACTTTTTAGTGGAACACGGGGCTCTCTTGTTGAGAAAGGACCCACCAAACAATTATGTATTTATCAATGATACCATATTTGAAAATGCTCTGGCTGAGTTGCAGATTGCGATTCGCCAGGGTTTTTATTTTGCTGACAAGGAGGTGAAATCAGAATGAATCAACGATATCCAATTTCTTTTACAAAGAAGAACGAATATGAAACTTCTGATTTTCGCTTCATTGATGTCTATATTGATGTGATGCACACAGGTGCGAATAAAAATCGAACAAGTTTTACCAAAGACACTATTAATAAAGCGATTTCTTCTATCGCTAATATGCCAATTTTGGGTTACGTTGTCGATGAATTGGATGACGAAGAAAAAGATTTCAAGGGGCACGAGCACGAGCTGCGCGTTACAGATAACGATGTCAAATATATGTACGCAGGTCAAGCCTATGGTGTGATTCCTGAGTCTTGCAATCCGCGCTGGATTATCAAAGACGACGGTACCGGCACTGAGCGTGAATATCTGCGCGTCGATGGTTTGATTTGGACAAAGTTTGGTGATTCGGTGGATATTTTTACTCGCGATGTAATAAAGAACCACAGCGTCGAACTGACAGACATGGTATGTGGCCCCAAAGATAGAGACGGAAACACACCTGTCTCTTCTTTTAAGTTTGATGGTTTCTGTATTCTGTCTACCACTGACCCGAAGATTCAGCCTGCTATGACTGGCAGCTGTATTACGGCGCAGTTCTCTGTTGACGATATCACATCACAAATTCGAGAGCGGCTCTATGAGTACCAAGCTCTTCAGCAGAACTATTCTGCACAAAATGAAAATCCATCCGATGAGGAGAAAGGAGATATAAAACCGATGAATGAAAACGAGAAGAATACGACTGTGGCTGAAAATACCGTGGTCGATAATCCCGAAACCGTGACTCCTCCGGCAGAAAATGCAGTACAGGAGCCCGATGTCCAGACCGCCGAGAATGCTACTTCGGTAGAGAGCGAAGGTGAGACTCCTGCGGCTGAAAATACTGTGACAAATAAGAATGAGGGCGAACCTGCTCCGACTGAAAATACAGCACCGGCAGCCGAAGGCGAACCCGCCGGAGCACAGGAATTTACTCTGACCATTATGCAGTTGACCGACGAGGTTAGCTCTATTTTGGCTGAACAGAAGACCCCCTCCAAGTGGGACCCCGAATATATGGTTCCCCGCTATTGGATGAACGATATTCAGGATAACGAGGTTATCGTTATGGATTACTCCACCTATAAGCTGATGGGTATTCCTTACTCTATGAACGGTGACAATGTTGTTCTGGATTTCGAAAACGCCAAGCGTAAGAAGGTGTCTTATGCGGATTGGGACGAGGGCGAAGTTCTGTCTGGTATTACTGCGGCTTTTACCGAGATGGATACCAAGATGGCTGAGTTGACTAAAGAATTCCAGTCTGCAACGGCAGCCATGAACGAGATGAAGCCCAAGCTGGAAGCATATCAGCAAGCTGAAGCCGAGGCAATTGCGGCGGCAGATAAAGCTAAGCGTGATGAGCTGTTCTCTATTATGGATGAAAAGCTGGGCGCTAATGAGGAATATACCGCACTGAAGGAGAATAAGGAGATTTCTTACGCTGATCTGGAAACCAAGTGCTATGCACTGGTCGGTCGTCGGTCCGCAGAATTTTCTTATGTTCCCAATACAAACAACAAAGGAACTGTCCGCTTTGGCGTGGGTGGCACCCAGAACGGTTCAGATAATGCCGTGTATGGTGGTCTAATGGAGCACTATCTCGGTAAGTAATAATTCAAAAATTTAGGAGGTACATAATTATGGCAAATACTAAGCATGCTGTTGTGCGCACTGATAATCTGGGTGGCACCAAGAATGGTGAGCAGCTGGCAAGTGTGATTTTCTATTCTAGCGACACTACCGCCGAGATCGATAATGGCAACATCGTCGTTCTGGGTGAGAAAGCGGGTCGTGAGGCTTATAAGGCTACCGCTCCCACTGCGACCACTGTCAAGGAAGACCTGTATGTTATTGCAGAAGAGGAACTGTTCTATGATCAGACCGTCGCTCACTATCTGAAGGAGTGGGTCAATCCGGCTGGCAAGATTATTCGCGCCTATTCGCTTGATTCCAAGGGCGGTTATTCTGTGACTGCCGAAGCATTCGATGGCACCCCCGCTATTGGCAAGTATGTTGGCTTCGTGGCTGATTCTACCAAGGCGAAGGTTCAGGACACCGCCGACGCTTCTACATTCGGCACTATTACCGACAAGGATACTACCGGTTTTGGCGAGGGCAAGTACGAGTATTTCTACATCACCCTGAAGTGATCCCGAAGTATATGAAATTAACATGAAGCCGTCCGTTTATCGGGCGGCCTTATTTTGTTTAGGAGGTTTATATTATGGCTATTGATTCTAATCTGATCAAGCTGGCTGTCGATGGCTACAAGGGTCACGTTGCTGGTGAGTATTCTGTTGGCGACACTCAGGAAGCTCTGCGTAAGGCTCTGGTCGAGGCCAATAATGGCAGCACCAAGCTGAATTGGAAGGATGTTCGTGATGGCAAGTGCAACGGCGTCTTTGCAATCGTTGAGGAACTGGTGAATGTTATCCATGAGGAAGGTCTGAAGGGCGACGAGTTCTTCATGAATATGGTTGAGGACCGTAACACCTCTCTGGGTGATAGCCCCCTGTTCCACATTGAGAAGGAATGCCTGTTTGCTGTTGCTGATATCGCTGAGGGTACCCAGGGCATTCGTCGTCAGCGTCTGGAAGGCGGCATGGACATCGCTGTCAGCACCAAACTGCGTGCCGTCAAGATTTATGAGGAACTGAACCGCGTCCTGGCTGGTCGAATTGATTTTAACAAGTTTGTTGATACAGTCGGTAAGTCCTTCACTAAGCTGGAACTGGATGAGGCATACGCAGAGTTCACTGGCATGTTCAGCAAGCTGCAGGCTCCCTATATTGTCACTGGTTCTTTTGATGAGGACAAGATGCTGGACCTGATCGAGCACGTTGAGGCTTCTACTGGCGAGACCGCCGTGATCATCGGCACCCAGAAAGCTCTGCGCCAGATCAAGACTGCCGAAGTCTCTGATTCTGCTCGTGAAGATCTGTACAATATGGGTTACTATGGCAAGTTCGCTGGTACTCAGCTGATTCGTGTTAAGCAGCGTCTGGCTACTGGCACTGACAATTTCATTCTGGATGACAAGACCCTGTATGTGTTTGCTGGCGATACCAAGCCCATTAAGCGCATTACCGAGGGCGATGTTACCATGCTGATGGGCAACCCCATGGACAATGCTGATATGAGCCAGGAGTTCCTGATGATCAAGCGTAGCGGCCTGGCCGTTATCTTTGATCGTGACTTCGGCGCTTACAAGCTGTCCTAACTGATAAATTAAATCGAACAAGAGCGGCGGAGCAATATGTTCCGTCGCTTTCTTATTAAATAGGAGGACTAAATGGCAAGACGTGCTACTACAAGAACCACTGCATCAAAAGCAGTTGTTGAAAATACGACTGTCTCCCCTGCTGTGGAAATTACAAACGATACGATGGTCGAATGCAGAAATGGTACTGCCGGCACATTGATCTACAAGTCTCTGTTGAATCCAGGCTATACCGTTGAGTGGGACCAGTTTGGCGATATTCAGGAACTGGAATACCGTGAGCTCGTTTCAATGCGCGGCAATCAGCGGCGATTCTTTGAGGAGAATTGGATTTTGATTGATGATCCCGCAGTTATTAAGAAACTGGGCGTCGAACGATATTACAGAAACAGCTTGACAACTGACGATTTTGAGGACGTGTTCACAATGCCCGCCGAAGAAATCAAGAAGGTTGTGCCGACTCTGCCTGGTGGGACAAAAGATGCCATTACTTCTGAAGCTAAAAAGCGAATCGAGAATGGCAAGCTGGACAGCCGCAGCGCTATCAAAGCACTGGAGGACTCTCTGTCTGTTGACCTAGAGAATTCGATCTAAATAAAGGAGGCGGGCTATGGCAACCACTTTTGAAAGTATCTATGCCCGCTGTCGTGGGCGAATCAAGGATTACGACAAAGAGGGTTATACGGATGAAATGTTTGCAGCCGTAGAAAAGGATTTGCTTCAAGCGGCAATTGATGACTTCGATGACATCTGTATCAAAGATTTGACTGACTACGACGAAGAGCTTGAGGAGTTTAATATTACTCTTTCTCGCAAGGAGCAGAGTATTCTCGCCCTAAGTATGATCGTACATTGGTTGGAACCTTATGTCTACAATTCCGACGCGCTGAAAAACGCCATGAGTACAAAAGATTTTTCTATGTTCTCCCCTGCCAAGCTTCTTGAGCAGATGAAGGACTTACTGCAACAGTCAGAGAGGAAGCTAAGGGCCGAGATGAATGGCTACTCGTTTAGAGTAAACAAGGTTTCCGAGCTGACTGAGTAAGGCGGTGACTTATGACTCGATCAGAATATAGGAAAATGCTTAATCTCAATGGACCAACCCAGCGTGACAGAATCATTAATAAATCAATTCACGACCAAAATAAGCTGGCTCCTGTGCAACCATCTTTTAAGGATGTGACAATTGATAATGTGCCTCGCAAACTAAACATTATCTCTTCAACTGTTATGGATCAAAAAATCATTCATACTCTGCCGGGCGAAGATTTCTCTATTGGAAGTATCGTTTATTGGAGCAAGAGTCACTGGTTGATTACAGAAAGAGACCCAGAAGACGAGATTACAGTGCGCGGGCGTATTCAGATTTGTCGAAAGGAAATAAAATGGCAAGACGATAATTCTCATGAGATTCATTCTTTGTGGGCCACCGTTGAAAAGCCGTATTATTCAAATCTGGAAGAAAACAAGCTGATGAGTTTCTCTACACGCGAATTTCGTATCCAGATGCCATTCGATAAATATTCTGCCAACCTTAACATTGGTAAGCGGCTAATGCTGGAAATTATTAACGGTGTACCAAAAACATACCGAATCACTTCAATTGACCAGATGACGAGTCGTATTGATTACAATGGTGAACAAGTCGGGTTCCTCTCTTTCAACGTTGAGCAAGATCTCTACAATCCAGAGACGGACAACGCGGAAAAGATGATTTGCGATTATGTTCCCATTGAAGACACAGAAACTATACCGCCCGAAATTGTCTATCCGCCAGTGGAAGATACGCCAGAATATGTTCTTAGCATTGATTTTACTGGAACACCAACAGTTCAAACTGGAGGCTTCGGTAAGCTGTTTACGGTAAAGATAGATGGAGAAACGTGCGAGACGGCAACCTGGACTTTACAGGGTGACCATGTTCCGGACGAGATTCACTTTAAAAACGCAGCTGATTCTGTGTCTAGCGCAAAATGTAAAGTAGTTTGCGCTGATAACCCCAAGCTGATTGGAACCATTGTATCCTTAACAGTTCAGTCAGGCAAATTAACCACCGACGTTGATTTGGAGGTGATCTGATATGAATCTGGAAGAAATTGGTTCCTTCAAAAATAAAGTCGTATCGAAATTGATAAACGATGAAAATATTCTCGATGTCCTTCTGGGGGACGTTGACAACATTGAAGATCCTGAAACTGCTCTGCTTGGTAAGGACGGGTCAGGAAAGGGTGGCTGTGTGTTTAAATATGAGTTTGTTCCCGACACGCAGGAAAATTCTAAGACGTTTTTGTGCGTTGAAGTCGTGCCGGAAGAAACAAACGGTGATTCGATTACTAGCATGACGATTTATGTGTTCGCGTATTGCAGCAAAGATCTCATGCAGACTTATCGCCGCAAAGGACAGGCAGGCACTCGCGTCGATATACTCGTAAGTGACGTTGATAAGATCCTGAATGGCAACGCTGAATTTGGAATCGGTCCACTTGAATGGATGGGCAGCAGTATTTATAAACCAGCGCTACCTTATTATGGTCGGATGCTCGTTTATCGTGTTGGAACTTTTCGGAGGGCAAGACGATGATTCGATTAAATTATATAGACCATATCAGCCCTTATGGCGTCATGGTTCGCGGCGTTGGCCGTATCCACTCCCCTTTTCTTGAGGATGTTTTAAAGACCGGCTACAACCAGTATCAGCGAGTATTGACTTTATTTTTGTATACCCCAGAAAAATATTTCACGGATGTCTCAGTAGAAGCTAAGATAGAAAACCCGTGGAATCAGTTCACGAATGAACAAAAAAATGAAATGACAATGTTTGATATCCTAGCAGCAAACGAAGAGGCCAGATCTGAATTGATTTCAGGTTTGGCTCTTTTTATTTCTGGCGACTTGGAATGGGATGAAAAATACCATGCAGTTTTGATTGATAAACAACTGGACGAAAAAGGCAATATGTCTATTGGCGGCTTTGTTGATAAATCAAATTACAAGATCGTTGTACAGGTTATTTTACAATTGCTAGATATTAGCGATGATGACATGCCTGAAGAAAATCCCAAGTTTAAGAGTGAAAAAGATCGTTTGTTTTGGGAACGGTTTCAGAAGAAAAAGAAAGAATTTGCAAAATCAAAAAAGGGCGACCCCAATTTGGAGTTGCCCAATATGATATCGCTTTTATGTACTTTTCATCAAAGTCTGAACTATTCAAATATTTGCAGGCTAACGATTGGGCAGATACGGGATACGTTCTCCCAATTAATGAAAGCAAAACAATTAAATATCGCAGAAATGAACTATTCCGTCTGGGGCGGTAAATATGACCCGTCACAGTGGATAGAAAGAATCGACAAAACACAGGAGGAAAATAATTATGGCTAATAAGAATGCTAATTTTGCCAACCGCGAAGTCGCTGATCTGATGCTGATGGATTATTCCACCAAGAAGATGTTCCTGAACGTGGACTGGGCTAACGTCACTTCTACCTCTTTTGAGGGTGATCGTGTGTTTGCTACCGGTGGCCAGGGCGCACCTAACCGCGTGCAGTTCGACGGCTCTCGTACTGGTACTCTGACCATTGAGGCTCAGGTTTATCCCGTCAAGGTCTTCCAGATGCTGTCTGGTAACGATCTGGGCACTGAGGCTAATTTCCTGAAGCGCGAGAAGGTCACTGCTGCTGATACTGCCAAGCTGACTCTGACTGATTCTGCAGCAGGTACTTACGTTCAGGTCTTTAAGGCTGACGACGATCTGGGTACCGAGCTGACTGCTACCGTTGCTGATAAGGAAGTCACTGTTACTGTCGAGAGTGGTGTTGAGTACGTTGTGTACTACTACAAGAAGGCCGCTAAGCCTCAGGTTATCCACCTTGATTCCAAGCACTTCCCCAAGGCATATCGTGTCGAAGGCTCTGTTCCCTACAAGACCGAGAACGACGAGATTGTCGAGGCACATCCGATCTGGTACAAGGCCGCTCCTCAGGCCGCTTTCGAGCTGTCTTGGCAGAACACTGGTGACCCCGTCTCTCTGACCATGACCTTCGACGTTATGGCCGATGCTGATGGCAACATTTATGACATGATCTATGAAAATGGCCAGGAGTAATTCCTAAGCAAATACATCAGAGGTAGAGTCTTTCGGGGCTCTACCCCTTTTATGAGCGCACGACCGCTGGAGCAGTCATGCGTTGATATGAGGAAACTCACGAATAAGAAGAACACCCACACAGCGGACCAGCTCTCTAATTTGCATAGAGGCTTCAGTGACTGTTCGAGCAGTTTGGCCCCATTTACGCCTGTGGCTGGCTTAAAGTCTTCGCCGATGCCAAGATAGACATGACACTAGCAATAAGACCGATGATCAAACAAAACGTTTCGAAATCAATCTCCATAGGGTCCTCCTTTCTACCAGCAGCCTAACTACTGGATTTCCGGGAAGCCCCTACGATAACGTCCACATGTTTAAATAAGCCCCAAAAGGGGTGTGCAGGTGTTCTTCAAGTTTGAATTTTACCATATTCCAAAACAAAAAGGAAGTGTTTATTATAAAAATCTTAGCTTTTGACCAGGCGCTGATAAAGACCGGCGTTTGTACATTAGATGACGGCACTATATACCACTCGCTGATCGATCTGAGCAAAACCAAAGATCCAGCCGAACGTCGCGCTATTATGCGCCAGATGATACAGAGTCGCATCAAAACCAATAATCCCGATCTCGTTGTAATTGAAGATGTGGCGCTACAGGCATCAGCCAAGACGGTAATCCAGCTCGCGCAGTTGCAGGGGGCGATTATTGGAACGTGTGAATTATTCAATATCCCATATGAGATCATTAAGCCATCTGAGTGGCGTAAAATACTGGATTTCAAACAAGGACGGCAAATAAAACGCCCCGAACTAAAACAGCAGGCTATCGATTATATAGCCGAACACTATGGTGAAAATGTCTCTTCTGACGAGGCGGATGCGATGTGCATTGCGACTGCTGCGCGGATGAGACTTGAACAAGATAAAATTACACAGGAGGATTAAGATTTATGACTAAGAAAGATAATTTGACTCTCAAGGACCGCGTTGATTTTGTTGACGGTGTTGTGGACCTGTCAAAACGCAATGGTAAATATGAACCGGCACTGTACGACTATGCTTTTCGTATTGCTGCTGTTATTTATTTCACTGACGTTGATACGACCGGTATGGACCAGAATGCCCTGAGTGAGCTGGCTTTTTCTGATGAGATTACAAAGATGATGAATGAAGCTCCGCGTAAGTACGTCTTGGGCACTTTGAACAAGGCTTGCCGTGAGAAGATCGAGATTGAGCGTCAGCAGTATATGGCACTGTTCGAGGCAACCGCTAAGAACAAGCCGTTTGAGGAGTTGATGCAGCTGGCAGCCGAGGTACTGAATGGTATTGGAGAGCAGTTTAATATGAAGGAAATGATCAAAACTATTTCTGAAGAGAACATGAAGAAGCCTGTGGTAGATAACAGCTATAGTATTAAAACTCCAGAGGGCACACTTGATGGGATTCCCGCCACTGTGTCTATCGAAGGCAAGGAGTAAGATTATGGCAAAGTTTACAGCTACCACGGTGGATGCTCTTCAGACTGAAATCATGAGACGTGCAAATTTGGCATTAAATAATGAAATTGCAAGCACTGTAAAAGAGCGGCTTAAAACTCATGTGCAGAAAGATGTGTATTCAACCTACTCCCCTGTCGAATATGAACGGCGCGAGGAATCTGGTGGCTTAGTAGACGATAAAAATCTAAAACACAAGGTTCGAGGTCGCACGCTGTATGTGTATGAAGAGGCACCTATTGATGGACCGCGCTTAGACGCTCCAAATTTCAAAAACAAACCAGACAGTTTAGCACGCATAATCGAAGAGGGTGCTTACAATCCGTGGAATTATAGAAAATACAAGTGGACAAAACCACGTCCATTCATGGAAAACACACAAGACGACATCGATTATCGATACGCTGATATTGTAAAGCTACTAAAAAATCGAATCGAGCACGACAAATAATTAAAAAGATGAGCAGACTTATTAAAGCCTGCTTTTTTTAGATTCGGCTCCAAAGGAGGAATATAATATGGCGCGTGAACCAGAACTGAGTATTAAAGTCAAGGTAGATCCACAAATCAAACCAACAGAGTTAAAGACAAGTATTGAGCGAAAAGTAAAACAAAGCGGTGAAAAGCCACAGATTGATATTGACCCTAATGTTGATGGTATAAAAAAGAAGGTCGAAGATAAATTAAAAAACATCAAGGCAACTGCAAGTATAACGCCTGTTGTCGATACCGAAAAACTCAAAACAGACATTCAACAACAGATTAACGGCATTGGTGATATTCCGAAAGTTACTGTTGGTGTTAACGTTGATGATTTCAGTGACGAACTCAGCAAACGACTCAAAGAAGAATTAAAATCAGTCAATGACAAACTGTCTTACTACTTAAAAAATCTCACAACAAATACAGCTGGTTTAAACAGTGTCGTAGAAGGGTTATTTCCAAGTCGTGGCATTTCAAATGCTGTTCAGTCCGAATTAAAATCAGTTCAGGCAGAATTAACCGCAGGACTAAAAGGCGTAAAGAGTAAAGTAAAACCATTCAAAGAAACAGATCTTTTTCAAATTGGAGATACAGAGAGCACGACAACAATCCGACGGGTTGAAAAATTGGTCAAAAACATTAGAGAGCAATTTGCAAGCCTTGATAATTTTTATGATGCAGATGAAGAAAAGTTTCTTGATGGATTTAATAGTGAGCTTGAAAAATTTCAAAACAACGCATCCGAAACAGTAGAAAAATTATCTGCTCTAAAAAAGAATTTAAGTAAAGACAAATTTAGTGATCTTCTTGACAATGAGGATTTTGATGCCGAGTCCACAATAAAGGCCCTTACTCCTCTTATTTCTTTTTTAAAGAAGCTCTCAACCACATCGATAAAAACAGGAGAAGACTACGATAATTTATATGCACTGTTTAACAACAAAAACACAAACAAACTATTTGACGAGTCCAACGATCATTTAACTAGAATGAAAACGCGAGTTGGTGACATCACGGCTGAGACAAAAACTGCTATAGAAGTCACAGGCGAACTCGCTAAAACACTTAACAAAGCTATTAAGGATGACAATTCCGGTTATCTAAGCGATGCAGAAATTAAGACATACGGAGCGGCTTTTGATGAAGTTTTGAGTGATATAGCTTCGAAATACACGGATATCAATCAGGAGCGAGAAAAAGGTGTTGGTTTAGAAAATAATGTTCTTAAGGCTACCCGTTTAACACGCAATGCTCTTTCAACAGAATTAAAAGAATATGAAGCTCTTTTTAAGAAATTTGATACTGATAAAATTGCAAAATTTGCAGAAACGACAAACCTTGCAGAGTTTATCAAGAATCAAGAAATTAAAATGCAAACGGCTCAAGGAAGCGGCGAAAAGAATCAGATTGAAGATGGGATCTATAATGTAAAAGACGTCAAATTTGATATTGATCCAGCTGTTCTTCAGCTTAAAGTTGATGAGGCGTTTAAAGATATTTCCGCTCCTATCGATCTCCATCTAAAAAAAGATGCAGCAAAACATGTTAAAGATGAATTGAATAAATCGTTAAATGAATCTGATAAACTTGACACCCCTAAGAATGATAATCAAAGTAATTCCAATGATGTCGTGCCGATCCACGGTAAGGTCACCATCACAGATGCAGACGTTGTTGTCGATGTCAAAAATCCTGTGTCTATTCCCGGCACTGTCACGGTTGATCCGACTTCTGTTCAACTAGGTAATTCTGATGACCTTCAGAAAAATGCCGATGCCCTGTTGTCTGTGAAACAGAGTCTAAAAGGAATTTCCACAAACGCTGAAGGTTATGGCACAAAAATAGCAGCGATTGGCCCATCTGTTCAGTATGTCGCACAGGAAGTTGATAATCTCAGCAAGTCTCTTGAGAATCAAATCACAGACTTGGATCTTATCGCTAAAAAAACAGATGCCTATGGGACAACAGCTAGTTCTATCACGCTGAACACAAAAGACGTGGCAGTCGCTGGCGATCCAATTAACGTCCCTGTTAAAGCAACTTTGAAAAAGACCGCAATCACGGTTCCAGAAGAAGCAGTTGATATCAAAGTAAAGGGTGTTCTAGCTCCTGAAGATGTCAAACAGACTGAAGCTGCTGCTCCGACTGCACCGGTGGATATTCCCGGCAAGGTTGAACTCAAAGATGAAGATATCAAGAGACCCAATCCTTTGAAACTCAACGGAGCAGTAAAAATCAAAGCGGCCGATGTTATGATAGACGATGTTGAGATTTCGAAAAAGAAATTTGACATTAAGGGCAATCTGATTCTGAAGAATGCGGAAATTGTTAATGCAGTTAAAGAAGCGGCTGGCAAAGAATCCAAGAAGAAAGGCACCACAAAATCCAAAATAGATTCAAATATTATAGACGTAAAAGCACAACAAGAAGCTAATAAATTGTTGCAGCAAGAAGAACAGCTTCAACAAAAAATCGCTGATGCTGCTCAAAAAAAGGCTGATGCTGAAAATAGATCTTTTAATCGAGATGTAGTTGCCGCACAGAAGAAATATGATCAAGCAGAATTAGATAATTTAAAAGCCATTGAATCTATTTATCGAGAACTTACTAGTTTAGAAAGCAAACGTGGAAGATATACAAAGCCAGAGCAGGCATTTGACTTACACCAAATTGAAGATCAAATTTCTGCCGCTGAAGTAGAGCTTAATGAAAAAATGCTTTCTGCAAGCGAAGTTGGATATAATCCATTAAAAATCACTAGTATTCGCAAACAGGCACTTAAATATTATTATGCACAAGCAAGTTCTGATAATAAATTTGATATTGCAAAACAACAGGTAGCCATAAAACTTCAACAAGAAGCGACAAAAGCATTACAAGAAGAAACAGATGCAAAAGAAAAAGCTGCTGAGGCAACCAAAAAGCAAGAAGAAGCAGAAAACAAACTTCTTGCCCGCGATATTATTGCACAAGAGAAGAAAGATAATTCTGACGGAAGTAAAGCTATCGACGACATTGTTTCAAGTTATCAGAAAATCATATCTCTGCAAAAACAAAGAGGTAAATTTGTCGATGCAAAAGATAAAGAAGATTTGGATGAAATAAACAAGCAGTTGGCAGAAGAAGAAACTCGTCTTTCTGAATTGATGTTTAATTTCCAAGATTCCACTGGTGTAAACCCCTATCAGTTTACAGACGTTCGCAATATAGCAGATTTGGCTGAAAAGGAATACCGTTCATCTAATCGTGCCGTAGAAAACAAACGCAACGATCAATATCAAAATCTTGTAAATCAGCTGTCCGGCGCTCAAAAAACTTATGGAACAGTAGAAGAAGCCGCAGCGGAGGGTAAAACAGCGACGGATATTCAAGTTGCGCTTCAAAACCAACAAGAACTTGTATCACAGATTGCTAAAGCAAAGGTTGGGACAGAAGATTACAACAACGCGATTCAAGCCGCAGAAGAAAACTGGAAATCTGTTGTGGCAATTATAGACACCGCAGAAAAGAAGCAAAAAGACCTTACGAAAGCTGTCGATAGTATTGAAAAGAAGTTTTATCAGCTTGCAGAAGAAGTCTCTGGCAGCTCTAATGAGAAATTAAAAAACTCTATCAATGGAGTCATCACAAAAGCGGCTACACTTAGCGCTCAAAATCCAAACACATACGAGAATTATGCAGTTGATTATAATGAGCTAAAGCGTGAATCTTACAAAGCCAACGCACAATATACTATTTGGAAGAGCAATTATAAGAAACTTGAGCGCGAAGGTATCAAAATTGCCGAGGGCGTTGAAGTTGCTCGACAGATGCAGGCCGATGGAAGTCTTCAGAATGTCAAATTTGATGGTATCGATAATCTTCTCAAGCAGTTAAATGAGCTTGAGCCTCAGACTGATGCTTATAAAGAAAAACTTGTAGAAGTCAAAAAGATTTGGGAAGAAATCGAAAGAAAAGTTAAAGCCGTCGAAGAGGCAGAAAAGCAAGCCGCAAAACGAGAAAGTACGAAGGCGGCAAATTTAACCTCTATTGGAAATGCCATATCTCAAAATAGGGCCACAATGAAGGACGTCCAGAAGAATTATGGTACTGATTATTCTTTTTATGGTAAGCTGCAAGAAAAAGATTCAAAGCTCAAAACTTTACTTGATAAAGTAAACGAATCTTTAGATCCAGTATCTGCTGCTAAAGAATGGGCAAAGAATAACCTTGATATATCCCCAGATAAAATTAATTCTGTAACGGATGCAATAAATCAATTAAACATCGCATATAGAGAGGCAACACAAGAGGCAAAGGATTTTAACAAAGAAGCTTCTCGCGAAAGATCTATAAATAAGGCATCAATGGAAGTCGCTAATCTGAAGGCAACTATTCATGATTATATTGCCGAACATAAAAAGCTTGAAGGAACAGATGTTGGAAAGTCTCTCTATGAGTTACTTGAAGCTTTAAATCAAAGTGACGCACCAGAAAAAATTGGCGAACTGAAAAAGAAATATGCAGAACTTCGCGCTGAATCTAAGAAACTAGGTCTTGAATCTAAAAATCTACTCGACATGTTTGAAAAGCTGTTTGGGCAGCACTTGAGCACTATGATTACCATGGCTGCGCTGCATCAGATACAGAACGGATTACGTGTTGTGTATCAAAATGTGGTCGAGATTGATACGGCAATTACGGAGTTAAGAAAAGTCAGTGAGTATACAGGAAAATCCCTTGAAGAGTATATGGGACGTGCCGCAGAACAGGCTCAAAAGTTAGGCGTATCTATAAGTGACTATGTTAATTCAACCGCAGATTGGAAGCGGCTTGGCTATTCTGATGAAGACGCCGAGAATTTAGCAACCTATTCTACACTACTTCGTAATGTTGGAGACGGTATCGATGACGTTAACACTTCGTCTTCGTATTTGATTTCTACTTTGCAAGGCTTTGGGTTGTTAGCCGATCAAGCAGAAGACGTCGTTAATAAAATTGACGCTGTGGCAAACACGCAGCCTGTTACTGCAAATGATCTTGGCGAAATCTTGACTCGCAGTTCTGCTGCTATGTCGGCCGCTAATAATACGCTGGAAGAAACTATTGCGCTGGGTACTGCTGCAAACGCAGTTATCCAAGATGCAGATACGGTCGGTACAACTTTAAAATCTCTTTCAATGTATCTCCGTGCTGCTAAAAGCGACGCAAAGAATGCAGGCATTGAAGTTGACGGCATGGCTAATTCTGTGTCTGAGCTTCGTAGTGAACTGAAATCTCTGACTGGCGTTGACATCATGCTGGATAGCAAAAATTTCAAGAGTACATATCAAATCATGAAAGAGCTGTCTCAAGTATGGAGTGGTCTGTCCGATGTGACACAGGCAAACGTCACTGAAATAATTGGCGGCAAGCGTAACGCAAACGCAGTTAGTGCTATTCTAAACAATTTTGACGTTGCTGAATCTGCTATGGAATCTGCTGCTAATAGCGCCAACGTTGCATGGGAAGAAAACGAGAAGTATCTCGACAGTATTCAAGGCCGCCTTGCACAACTCGACGCAAGCTTCCAAGCTCTCTCTCAAGACGTCCTCTCTTCCAATCTCGTGAAGACTGGTGTATCTTTCCTCACATCAATTGTCAAACTTCTAGATCAAATCGTTAATCTTACTGGTGCCCTTCCGCTTGGACTGGGCATTGCAGCATTTGCAACTCAGCTGGGTAAACCCAAAATGACGGGTTTCACGATTGTGCCCAGCAATACTCCGGGTGGTGACACGGAACAAGTGCCCCGCAGGTATTTTATTATATCATTGCGAAGCATGAGGGAGTATTTAGTAAAACCGACGAACATGGTGGCCTAGCCACGGCGAGTTTGGGTAATTCTCGTCCGGGAACCGAAAGGAATCCGCAGGCAAGCTTCTGACAGAGCCTATATGTAATAATATGGGTACTCCGTTAGAAGACGCTTCAGAGAGCATAATGTCGGAGTGGAACTACGTGCGCAACAGCGCCGAAGGTTCACTATGGGGTGCTCCAAATCACTGCTGGCGCAACACGCTCCAGCGGAAAAATTACAGGCGGTCTTTCCCCTGCCGTCAAAAGTGGAAAAATATTTTTGTTGACTATCTTAATATTTCTGGCTATAATAAAAATATCGAAAGCAACATACAAAACGCATGTAGTGGAGGTATTATATTATGCCCAGACCTAAAGGTAGCAAGAATAAGGCAAAGGTTCTCGACGGCGTCGATTACGCAGCACAGATCGTTGAAAAGAACGCCGCCGCAGAATCTCTTGCTCAGGAAATCGCATCTATTGGCGATAACATCGGCGCTCTGAATGCCCAGCGCAAAGCAAAACATGTAGAGCTGAATAAACTCAACAAAGAGATTGCAAAATTGGAAAAGAAAAAGGCTGATGCCGACGCAAAGGTCGCGGCAGAGCTGAATCGTAAAAAGGCAGAAGATATTGTTTCCAATGCACTGGCCAACGGTATGACTGCTGAAGAAATCGCCGAACTTTTGAAATAACTGCTGTGCAGCCATCATAATGAACAAGCCCGACTTCCCTACTACTGGGAGGCCGGGCTTTTACTATTCTTCGATGGGAGGAGGAGATGTAATGAAATTTAACATTCTAGGCTTCGATATCTCTATTGATATAAAAAAGCATGTAGAACAAGAACCAATTACAATCAATAAGATAATCCATCCCGGTGAACCAAACTACGGAGCCAATTACGAAGAGTGGTGTATAGACGCGGACGGACGCAGCTACTCTCGCTTTTTATTTCGTTTGGAGCCTCGTAAGGGACAAACTGTGTGCCGGTGGTCGTAATAACGCAGATATCGCATTGCTGACTTATTGTTTCATCTTTTTTGCAAAACCTATTAAGTTTGTTGGCTGCATGATTTAAAAAGCAGAGATAATCAATTGTTTCTTCTACTGTGAAATCTTTAATGTTTGGTGTAAATGTATTATGAATTGTTTGCACAACAGAAAGGTCTCCTATTCCAAATATGGACGATTCAACTTTAATAAAATCATCTAATTTTAAAGAAGTGGTGTATATATTGTTTATACCATCTTCAATGCCTGCCGCCAAAAATTTTGTGTCGTTTAGCCCAGCAAAAGAAGATAATTCGTTTTTAATATAAAGCAGTTCATCACGCACACAGAGATTTAGGCTATTAGTTTTTTGCGCAGTATCTTTTATTGCATCTTCAATAAATCTGCCGTCGGAAAGCACAGATTCCCCTGTATGTGCAATAACGTGTCCAGTTTTTGTAACAAAAATCTTTAATCCCGTATCGAAAAACTGAGTTTTTGTAACAAGTCCGGTGTTTAAATCAATGGTTTTGCACGTCAGCCTCTTGTCTGCAGATACCACAATACCATCAGTGCATACAATTGCCATCACCAAAGACACGGCTGCGCACACCTCCTTCTGCGAAGCATTTACTCGTCGTCATATGCATCACACTCAACTGGATCTTCTTCTGGCAGACTATTTGGATCATAACCACTGTCTATAAGACGAAAATTCTCTAACTGATTGAAGTCGAGGTCGTATCTATCTTCCAAATATTCAAGG